TAGAACTAGGACCAGCAGACTGTCCCGATATCACTGAAATCACGTGGGGAGCGGGACGACTCGGCGGCCACATTCACGTACTCGAAACACCCGAACAAATCATCTCTCTCATCTCAGGACTCGCACAATGAAAACTTGTACACAACATCAGAACCGCAGTGGTCAAAGAACCACAGTCAGGCTCGTAATAAGGCGGTACCTGGAGTCTTGGATCACTATGAATAAGGGTATCTACTTTTGACATCCTGTCTCACTGTGTATCTTTGAGATCTGCTCAGTCGTCAGTTCGGACTAAGCGCGCAAGATCAGAGGAACTCGGCGAGTCACTTTGCCTAAATCATTACACGACGGACAGTACTTTTATGAGTCTTCGCCGGGGCGGGTTGCCGCAAAAAGTGATTCGGGATAGTGTAAAGCTCGGGGGAGGCGTGGTATACTAGATATAGGAGATGGAGATGGACCCTTAGAACTCATATGCCTCGGTGGTGGAATAGGTAGACACATCAGACTTAAAATCTGACGGCTGTACAGCTGTGCCGGTTCAAGTCCGGCCCGAGGCACTTACATTCGAATAAACTCCGTGGTTGGTGTTAAGCTTCCGCGCGCTGGAGGACTAGATGTCTCGCGCAAGGGAGCGGTGACAGAGTTGGTAACTCTGGAAGGACAGTGGTGGGTATACACCGACAGGAGGACTAGACAGCTCGCGCACGTCTGATCTCGCGCCCCGAGGAAAATGTATCTCGCGGATGATCATCTCGCGCACGGCACTTTTTACACGCGAGTCATCTCGCAGAGGAGGCAACATTGCAGGACACAAATCATCTCGCGCACGAAGATCCGGGATGTGCTAGCACACTAGCTCGCGCTCTCGCTTGGACAGGAGTGATCGCGCTCTCGGCATATATCTACATCACAGACTTCCGGATCTGGGAGCTATGGTAGCGTCATCTCGCGCGGAAGAGGAATAGAGAGTTATGCATAATAGCTAGCACATCAGTTATCTGACGCACGAAAACCGTATCACCCCAAGGAGATAATACGGTCACATAGTGCTCTAACGGTTCGGCTATCCCGTGGAAGTGAACAGCCAAGATGATCCCAATGTATCTCACACCCGATCGATCATCAGACCATTCAATCAAGAATCCCGGTCGGAGATGGGGAGTGAGACGCGGCGGAGGCACGTGAGGAGGTTGCATATCCCTAAGTATCTCGCGCCCGGACAATGAACACAACACCGTCCTTTCGCTGTCTCGCGCTCAGGGAGGAGCGGAGAGCGACTAGTCTCGTACGGAAGCCAAAAAAAACCCCACCTTTCGGTGGGGTGTGGATCATCTCAGATCCGAGAGGCCTTAGCTCTCTTCAGTTGCCTCAACCTCAGTTACCGGGGCGAGCTCAGCAGCTTCGGCTTGTCCAATACTGTAACGGGTTTGGGCTCCAGTTCCGTGTTTATCAGCGCCCAACAATTCCAAGGCAGCGATCATACGAGGCTTGGCCACACCGTCACGGAACTTACGTTCTTCAGCGGTCTCTTTGTAACCGTGACAAGGTGCTTTGATCGACATCACACCGAGAACCAGGTCACTGATTTTGTACTGGGTACCTGGGATCACAAAGGCTACCACCTCTTGGCTCAGACCAACCACCAGGAGGTGTTCGGCTGCCTTGGCTTCGGCGCGTTGGACTCGCTTTTCGAAACGATCAAACTCAGATTGGGTAAGAACACCTTCAACAAGAAGGTTTGTAAGGGCTTTCATATTAGTCATAATGACTCCGTTGGTTATGGTTATTGGTTATTTGTCCGGGTGGACTTATTTAGTATACCACAGTTGGAATACTGTTACACTTTTGGAGCCGATCCCCTCCGGTGCCTGTCCTATGTGCCCCAGTTCGAGTGGGGTGGACATTATTATTATACCACAGGGCGATCCCGGTTACACTATCGAGGGCCTATTTTGGGCCCCTATTTGAGCCCCTCTCTGACCCCCGGAGGGCGGGCCCTAGGCGCGCGGGCCCCTATAATGCCCACCGGCAGGGGGCCATAGCCCAGCTGGGCCTAAGTACAATTTTACTACACGGGCATTTTTTGATTAACTTACCGGAATATACGAACACACAGCAGCAATAAAAGTTTTAGGGCCTTTTTCTGCACGCCAGACAGTGGACATTGACTAATTTCTCACAAAAATTTCTCCGGAAATTTTGGGTGCCTTTGAGATAGTTATAGTGTATAGCAGGAGACACGATGAAACTCAACAGAAAACACATTAGAAAAATGATCTTGCAAGAAATGTCAGCGGCTGCGTACGGCCGCGGTATGAAACAGCAAGATACACTCGCTAGTCAAACTAGCTTCCCAGCGTCGGATGCAGTTATCGAGGGTCTCTTAATGGTTGTGGGTAATGATGACAGTCCTGAGACTCAAGATGCAAGAAGCGCGATATATACACTTCAAGATGCATTAAACCCAGATGAACTCAGGGACGCGTTATACGATGTTGAGAGTTACATATCGATTGCTTTACGACAAAAATATAATCTCATATAAGCCTTAAGCATTGCCTAATTTCTCACAAAAATTTCTTTTGAACTTTTGGTGAACCTTTAGATAGTTATATACAACATTGGAGATATAATGAGATTAACAAGAAGACAATTACAAAACATGTTATTAGAAGAGGTAAGTGCACTTATAAGCGAAGCTGATGGTCCACCTTACGACATGTATCGAGAAGAAGAGATGCGTCGTGTATTTGGTGAGTTGGATGGTGACTGGTGGAATGGACCTCCAGATCGTCCGGGTGTGTTGAGTGATGTAAGTGAGGATGCTTTAAAGTCGTTGGGTGAATTCTTAAAGAAAGACCCAGCTTGGAGAGCATGGTATGAGGGTCTTGCTGACGACGGAACCGGTGGAACAGCTTAAGCTTTAAATTCTCACAAAAATTTCTCCGGAAAATTTTAAAAAACTATTGTAACCGTGATAGAAACGGTGTATGATATTAATGTTAACGCTAACACTTTCAGCGACCGTTGGGCGTGCGGTGCCTTGTCAGGGTCATATGGCAAACAATACTATAAACAAAAATTTAAGCATAGGAGATTGCAATGAAAAATAGTATTCCAAATGACCTCATACAATTGTTAGACATATTCAACACACTGGACGGAATGCCAGTGCAGAACTTTTACACGTGCCGAGTCGGTGCAATGGGGCGAGTAATCGATCCACATCGTGTTATCGTTTCAGTCGATAGTACAAAAGAAAAAGGAATTCGTGCTGATCGTATCGATGACCTTACACAACATAGCAAGGTCGACCATAATCCACTAGTGGAGCCTTTGTCAGTTGTTGTCGCGTATTTCCCGAAGAAAAATCGCTTTAAGTTTTACGTAAAAAAGAATCCGGCGAATATCCGGGGAGCCATCGCTAACCTCAGTTTATTGCCTGATTTCAAGAATCACGTGCGTGATGAAGAATATATTGCAAGTTGGAAGATCCACACAGCGACAAGTAAAATATTTCCGGGCAAGTTTTCTGAACCTGAGATTCTCGAGTTACTACAAAGCGATCACTTCTACACGAAGTGTGCCTCTCAGGTTTCTCGTTATTTGCGATTGAATAGTGTTCAGGACAAAAGTTATCAGGTCGAGATATCGCCTATAACTGACGTCTCACGTTTTCAGTTCACTTCTAGACAATAATAGGGGTGACATATGAATATACCTACGCAGGGACGAGTGTCCCTTCCTGTCGCACTTAACTGGCATTTCGAGCCTCGTTGTAACTACCGGTGTAAATTCTGTTTTGCACACTTCGCGGATATAGAAGAAAAATCCGATTATCCTATCCCTAAACTTTACGCAGATCTCTATACACGAGGTGTTCGCAAGATTACCTTTGTTGGTGGAGAACCCATGTTAGATCGCCGTATTGATCACAGAATCACTTTGGCAGCAGAGATGGGTTTTACCACATGTTTAGTGACTAATGGCACCAAAGTCACACCTCGTTGGCTAGATAAAATGCGTGTGCACCTTCATTGGATTGGTTTTTCTATTGACGCGTCGAATGATCATTTGCATGCTTTGATTGGTCGTGGTCGAGCTGGCGAGATTAAAAAAGGTTATAGTAAGCATCTTGAGCGTTCTCTTGTTAGTTGGAATGCTGCTAAGGTATTGGGTTATAATCTTAAGCTGAATACTGTCGTTTGTCGGCATAATCGTTATGATAACATGTCTGAGTTAGTTGCGCGGCTCGCGCCTGATCGCTGGAAGGTTTTCCAGGCATTGCCTATTAAGGGTGAGAATGATCATGTATGGGATGAGTTAGAGATTTCGAGTGAGGAGTTTTCTGCTTGGGTCAGCCGGCATCGACATTTATTGCCTGTTGTTGAGTCTAATGATTTGATGACTGGGAGTTATTGCATGCTTGATGGTAAGTTGAGGTTTTATAATAATGTGGGAGGTGAGTTTAAGCATAGTACTCCGATTCCTGAAGTGGGTATGGATCGCGCTTGGGCGGAGATTGAGTCGATGTTTAGTGACGATGTTTTCTCGGGTCGTGGTGGTATTTGGTCTTGGGAGGTGACGAAGTGAGTTGTGTTCATTTAGGATCTGGTCGGCCGATGATGGTATTTTATAGTAAGGCTGATGCGCGACGATATGCTAAGACATGTAAGCGGAAGCATCGTAAGTTAGTGCCTTATCGCTGTGCGCGTTGTGATAAGTGGCATTTGAGGACTCGTTTAAATGATGCACATTATCGGGTGTGTAAGTGTCGGGATCATCGAGGTCGATTGAAGCGTGCTTATTTAGATCGTGATGAGATTGAAGTTGTGTGTGAGAAGATAAATGATAAAGCTAGGTGTGAAGTAGTAAAAGTTTATGAGTGTCCTGAGTATTATGATGTTTGGCATTTGACGCATGTAGTGAGGGATGAGTAGAGAGTAGTGAGCTGAGGAGGGCCCGCAGGGGTCCTACTCGGCGTTCATAGGGTAGCCCTAGCTCGCGCCAGTTGACACTGGCGCTTTTTAATTTTCTCCGAAAAATTTCGCTAGGATTAATGATTGTTTTCTAGATAGTTATAATGGATACTGGAGTTAATATGAAATTAAATAGAAGACAATTAAGAAGTTTACTTTTGCGTGAAGTAAGAATTTTATCTGAGAAGAAGGGCGAATCTGCAGCGGCGCAAAAAGAAGCTGAAGAGCAGTTTGGTGAAGACGGTAAAAAAGCAGTCGGTGTAGGTAAATTAATGAATGATGTTAATATGGCACGACGACTAGCAGAGCAAAAATGTAAGATGAAAGGTGGAAAATCTGGTAAAAAGATTGAGCAGATGAAGCACGATGGTGCGACTTACATTGTTTGTATTATGAACAAATAGAATGTAATGGTATCTGAACCTGCGTTTATCATAGGTGTTTTGATTGGGTTAATTTGGTTGTACACAGAATATCGTAGTGTATAATTAATTAAGATTTATTTTGTAAAGCGTCTATGTGTTTGGTATAATGTTAGTAATGGATTTAAATCCAGAAGCACGCAGAGTATAGGAGAAAATACATGCAATTTACTAAGTCAAAAAACACAAAACGTTTCAATTTTAACATCAGTCGTGACTCTAAGTCTCACAAAGCAGGATCAAACACAGTAACAATTACTACTAGTCCATCAGATGATTCTTATTTTACTTCACGTTCACAGATTACTATGACTGTTAAAGAAGCAAAAGCGTTCCAGAACTTTTTAAATTCTTATATTGATGGCAACAGCTAAAAATTAATTAAATTTTAAGTCAAGTAATATAAACCTCCCATACATAAAAATATGGGGGGTTGTTTTATGTGGATTGCTTTGCAGATTATTTCAGGTTGGATATATGGACATGCTGCAGAGTATCTTATACATAAACACGTTCTACATAATAATAAAAAATTTAAGAAAGTTTTTAAAAGACACTTTGGGACGCATCATAAAATAGCAAGAAAAAATAAAATGTATGATGAAAACTATCTTACGCTATCTAAAGAAAGTAGTGCTTTTGAGGTTCTAGGGTTATCTCTATTGCTTCTTTCTCATTCGCCCTTATTGTTTATCATACCTTATTTTTGGTTAACTCTGTTATACGCTGCTTTGGCTTATTATTATGTTCACCGTAAGTCACACATAGATGTTGAGTGGGGTAAGAAATGGTTGCCTTGGCATTACGCACATCATATGGAAAAAGATCAACATCAGAACTGGGGTGTTCGTTTGCCGATCTTTGATAAGTTAGTTAAATTGTGGCGGATTTAGTGTACTGCTTTCATTATATCATGATGTGAATGTCCTAATCCTAGTGCGTGACCAATTTCATGAAGTACAATGTCTTCCATTGCTTTGTTGTTTTGTGGTATCTGAACTTGTGCTGCTTTAATGTAAAGTATTGTGTTTTCATTTTTTTCACCGTAGTAATACCATTTAACTTTTGTTTTTGCGTGTTCTTTGGCGTGATCAATGTTTCTGTCGCCCATTATTTGTATCACATTTCTTTTTGTAATGTCACAATTTTCCACGTAATTAATACTTGTAATATCAACTTCAACACCTTGATGTTCCCAGTAAGCAATGCTTTTTGCAACTTCATTGACTGTCATGCTAGAATCTGGGCATATTTCAATTAATGGTGAGGTTTCCCAAACCCAGTTATAATGTAATTCATCAGCGTTGGCGTTACTAATTAGAAATGTTAGTATGATTGATAACATTATTATTTCTCCTTGTATTATATTTATATTATAATAAAATTACACGCGTGTTGCACTATGAATGATGCTTTTAAAAAATTTAAAAATTATAGAAAAATAAAAACAAATATTAACGGCCGAGGTCGTTATACCTTGTGGGTTGCTGATACTTCTGCTAAAAAGTCAAATGGTTTATCTAATATTTCTTTATTACCTAGAAAGCATGGGATGATATTTATATACAACGATGATGTGCAGCATAGTTTTACTATGAAAAATACATTTATTCCCTTAACCATTATTTTTTTAGATAAAGACTTTAACATAATAGAAGCTTTTAAGTGTAAACCTCACCAAAAAAGAAGTATTGTTCCGTCTAAAAAATATAGATATGTGATTGAGATATAGAAAATTTTACTTAATATATATTAACAATGGTTTATTAAAAAATAGGAGGCTATTAAATGCAAGTAAGTAATGCGCAAAGACGACAAATTAGAAAGTTAATTAGGGAAGAATTCAAAAGACAGGAATTGCTTCATGAACATATTGCTTCTGTTGAAAATAAAATGATTTTGTTCGAATCTAAAGCAATCAAAAAAGGCTTGACACAGTTTCAAATTAATGAAGGATTAGCGCAACTATTAATTCAAGAAGGATTAATGGACGCAGGTTTTGATTTAATTAAAAGATATTTGTCTAGTGCAGTTTTAAATTTTCTAGGTGTTAACGAAACTTCTGATCCTATTCTTCATAAGTTTTTTCAAAACGTTTTAGAAGCTGTTGATTACACAGAACTAGCTAAGTATTTTGGAAGTAACAAATGTGATGAGATTATGGGAATGTTAACCGAAGCAATCACAGAAACCGTTGTTGAACTTGGTGGTGCAAAAGTAATTTCTTATCTTGCAGGCAAGTTTTTAGATGCAGGTAATGCTGATAAAGTTCAAGGTGCTTTAGAAAGTTCACTTTCAGCAGTCCCTGCTGAAGCAATAAACGAAGTTGTTGTGGGTTTAGTAAAAGGTTACTTGCAAGAACCGATGAGAGAATTTGTTTGTGAAGGCAAACTTATGGATGCAATAAAAGGACTTTTCTCTGGTGGCGGTGAATCTGGTGAGTCTGGTGGTGGAATATTTGGAAGTCTTCTTGGGCTAGGAAAAGATGCCGCTGCTGGTGGCTTAGGTAAAATGGCAATGTCTGGACTGTCTAGTATGATGGGCGCCAAATCAGAATAAAGTGGGTTGTACATGTTTTTAAATGAAAACGAAGTTAGAGAAGTTATAAGAAGACGCTTAATTGTATATGAAGCGACGCGTCATACAAAAGTTCAAGAACTAGTTCTAATGGAGCAGAGTGGTATTGGCGGAACGCTTGCAACACTAGCTAGGTCTATCGCAGGTGTTCAGTCGCCCTCTGCAATTAATGAAATATTACCATATGTTGTGGATATTGCTACACTCATAATTGGTGGGTATGGTGCATATACAATACTCACGCTACCACTTGGTCATTTTGCTGTTTACGTCGGTGCTATTGCTTTATTATCAGGTGGTGTGTATGCTGCTAGAAATTACTTACAAGATAAACTTGCAGAGGCCAATATTTTTTCCGAACCTGAAAAACTATTCTTGAAAGATGCAGTAAACAACCCAGTTGTTAATTTTGCAAATGAGTTAGCAAGAGGTATATCAAGTGGTGAAATAAATATGCCAGAATTACCAGCGACTTTCACAGCTGATTATGGTATACCACCTGGTGAAACTGATCTTAATAAGTATCAAACGGAAATAGCAGCAGCAATTGATGATTTAAAGGCACAAGGTTCAGCTGAGAATTTTTTAGGAATACCAAAAGCTGACTTCTCTGGTACATTTCCCGCTGCCTTTAAAAATCCAAAAGTGGATCCACAGGCAATTGCTGATGAATTTGTTAGAACTTTACACAACAGTGGCACAAGGGATGGTGCAGGATCTGGTAATGTTAATGACAATGCACCAGAAAAGGCCTTAACTTCAATTTTTACCAATCCAAATTTGACTGTTTATGACTTGCATCAAATAGACATTCGTGTGGGGATGATTATTGATGCTGGAACGTATGAATTTAAATGGGACGGTGCTGTGATGTCTGATCATTTTGTTGTTACAATTGATGATTTTAGGGCAGAAAGTTACAACAAAACCGACCAAAGCAACATATATTATCTCTGTGAAAAATATGATGTTTCATTTTCTAACTTTAATACAGAGGGTATAAACGATTTAGTTAAGAATAAGTTTGCAATTGAGGATGCTTTTCTTAAAAAACTATTACCTTTTAAACAAAATATTCATGACAAACTAGGCCCATACTTGATGGGGCGAGATATTTCAATTTTATCTGGTTATGGTACTTTTGGGAGCGATTTTACTGCAATTGGTAATGAATTTTTTGACGAATTAGAACCTCCATTATTTGACGTGATTATTGCAAAGATTAAAGCATTTGCTAGTAAAACGTGGGAAGCAATCAAATACGGTTTAACAACTTCTTATAACTGGGCTGCAGAAAAAATAGATAAAGCTTTTTCTTGGTGGTCTGGAGTGTTTGTTGGTGGAATCGCAGCCCTTACAGGAGGATTATCAGGATTATTCAGTTACATAGGAAAAAAACTTAGTGAATTTTTCGACTGGTTGACCGGTAGTGATGGTGGTGACATTGACGGTAGTGACATTGATGATGGGACAACTGAGGGTGAAGATGACATTCCAGCAACAAGGGGCGGGGATGTTACACCTGGTAAAAGGTATAATGATGTTGAATCTATGCAAAAAGTTATGAATAGATATTTGCAAAAATACAATTTAACAGCAAGCCCAACTGAAGAAGACGGTAGATGGGGTGCAGACACAGACAGACTATGGGATGTTGTTGTAAATCACTCCTTTGATAATCATCCTGTTTTTAGTCAAGATCCGGATCAAGACCGATACAATGACGGGCATCACATGTGGGGTGAAATGGCATCAGCACTTCAAGATGATAACGGACCTAATTATGTTGGTTATGTTGCTAGACCTTCTGGTGCGCTAGCAATGATTTTAGATATGTATAATGGTAACGTTGAGTTTGGTAATGGTAAGCAGCTACCTGGTTCAGTTGGTCCTGGCACATTACTGGCTGATAGTGAAAAAGCGCCGAGTGGTGAAGGTGAAACAGAAACGAGTGCACAAAAAGAAGTAGATCCTACTTTAGGAAGTGGTACACCTAAATCAACAAATACAGGAATTGGTGAAAGAGGTGTCCAGATTAGAGTTGAGACTGGAAAAACTGGGGTTAATACTTTAGAAGACATGGGTTTTGATCCTGGTACAACAAGAGCAGTATCACTTAAAATAATTGAAGGTATTAAAAAGCCAAACTTCTCAGGTACAGACAATGAAGGCATTATTCTTAAAGTTTCTTTTAACAGGAACGGAAAAGTAAACGGCCAGATTCTTTTAGGTAAAGTACAAAAACTATCAGAGCTCCTTGCTTTCAAATTTGGTACTTTAAAAAGTATTAAAGATTTACTAGCAGCGCAAGGTGATACTATTGACAAAGATGAAGTTAACTATAAAGGAAGACTAGGCGGCGGAAAGTTTTTCATGACAGTTACTGTTCCAGGGGGCGTTAAAAACGTTTAAGGGGATTGATATGATGATTCACAACGAGAAAGAATTAAGAGAATTAATTAGAACCGCGTTGATTAAAGAACAATCAGAGCGTGCAGGTGGAAGTGCAGAGTTTGGATCTTTTGGTGGGGTAGGTATTGGTTCTAGTGGTTTCGGTGACAGCGATGATGAAAAAGACGACAAAAAAACCAGTGATAAAAACATTGATATTAGTAATGACGATCTTGCAAATATTGACGGTACTGCATTAAACGACAAACTTAAAGCTTCAGGTGCTAAGCGATCTGCTAATATTAAGTCTGTGAGAAAGATGGCTGCTGCAACAGGTTTAAGAATTGACTTTGTATATGGTATACAAACTAGAGAATCTGGCGGTAAGGCAAAAGCGATGGCTTTAAACCCACACTTACTTAGTGTGCCTAAATCTAGATACGCAACTAACGTGGGTATAACCGAAGAAGAAAGAAAGCGAATTATTAATGCATGGAAAAAAGAGGGCGTTGAGACTAGAAAGCCGTCTGTGTCGGGGAAAAAGTATTCTGGTTCTTACTTCAATGCTCACACTAAGAATAAACCTGTATTTGAAAAAATGTATAAAATTAGCCCAACAGGAACAATAACAGGGGCAGCAATAGGTTTATACCAAGTATTAGGGTACTTCATGTTAGGTGAGTACAATAATGATGGTGTGAGATTATATAATGATTTTCAGTCTAACCCTATTGATTATTCTCAACGTGCGTTTATTAAGTGGGTTAATCATAAATCTAATTCTAGGTTTAAAAAATTAGTTAACAGTGGCGAGAATAACTGGTCAGATGCTGTTGCAATGTATTACGGTCAAGGAAGTACTGATTATATAAACCACGTAAAAGAGTACGCAAAATATTTTAGAGAAAGTGTTGATAGCATTAATAAAAAATCAGAACTTTCAAGCAACACAAAGAGTGGAAAGGACTCTTGGAAAGGAAGGTTGGGCGAAAGAATAAAGGGCGGAATTAACTTTCATAAAATATTAGATAACAAAAACAATTATCGCGCAGGAATCAAGAAAAAACATACAAACCCAACAGTTGACTTCTGGAAAGAATTAAGTGAAGAATATGAAATTAAAAATGTAATTTCATTGAATGCTGATCAAGGTGGTAGAGCTGCTGCAAATAATGCTGTAAAAGCAGGATTAAATGTTTTTAAAAATTTTATCGGTGAAGACAATATGGGTAATCGATCTAAATTTAACAAAGCTAAAGAAATGCTAAAAAAAGGTAACACTTTAATTCATTGCACACACGGAGCTGATAGAACCGGAGCTTATGTCGGTAGATATTACATGGAAGAACTTGGTTGGGATTTTGCGAGAGCTAAAGCAGACACAAAAAAATACGGTGGTCACAAATCTGCAGATGGTTACAAGAGTGCTAGAGACTTTCTTGAATTTGGACCTGGTGGCGGAGGATTAACTGAACAATCTGGTCGTGATTTTAGTTTTGGTTCTTTCGGTGGTGTAGGAATTGGTAACGACACTACAAGTATATCAAATAAAAAATCAACTAAATTTAGTAGCGAAAAAGTAAATAGAAGTGTTTTAAACGTTCCAAGTGGAGCTGTTGCTTTAATTGGTGACAGTCAAGTTGGCCGTGGCTTAGGTAAGTGGATTAAAAATAGATTCAGTATTGGTAATGAAAGGGTGTGCATGCTCAGCGGTGGTCATGCAGGAACTGTTGTAAATCAATCTAATTTTAGTAATTCCATTAAAGATGCAGAGTTAGTATTGCTAACTCTAGGTGGTCATCCATCTAACAAAGCATCAAATTGCAAATCGATATTAGATAAAATTTATGAATTAGCGCCTAATGCCTCAATTGTTTGGATTGGTGGGCCACCTGCGTTCGAACCAAGCTCAAATAATTCAATGGTTTCTAAAGAAGAAAGTAGTGAAAAATACTGGTTGAAGAAAAGAGAAAGTCGTTGTAAAAGAAACGAAGAGGTTATTAAACCTGTCGTTAAAGCACACACTAAACAACCTACTTATTTTATAAATCCTTGTAGTGATTTGTCTGTTGAGAATTATAAACCTAGATCAGGTGATGGAATACACGTACCAACTGGTTACGGTAAATTTTTAAGTAAATATTTGGGCGGTTCTACGCCAACGATCTCTTGAGCGATTCGTATATCATTTTTCTTTCAGGAGAACTTTTAGCAAACAATTTAATTAGTTCACCTGCTTTTGCATTTGCTTGATCTTCATGAAATCCACCTGCATCCCTAATATTACCTGTTAAAATACCTAACTGGTCCTGCATCATATGTGTCATTTCATGTGCAACTGATCTCAACACGTCAGCTAGTGCTCTATTTTTACAATAAACTTTACAACAATTATTTCCAACTTCATAAAGCGCTGTAGTTGATATTCCGTGAGGTTCCCGAGAATTAACAAGGTGTACTTCAAATTCTCCTTCTATTGGTAAACTATCAGCGCAAAAGAGAATAAACTCTCCGGTTAATTTCATTTGTTCTGGGCTATATTTTAAGCCCTCATCCAAATATAGTTTCATTCCACACCTTTTATTAATATATATCTATTTCTTTTTGAACTGTATCTACTAAAGTTTGTATTAATATTACGTGAGGACCCATTGAAACATTTTCAAAATTAGTGGCAGCTGCAACTAAAACTGATATTAGCTCACCTTTTTCGTTATAAACTGCTGAGCCGGAGCTTCCAAAAGTCGCAGGTACTGTGTAAATGCATTGAAAATTCTCGCAACCGGCAAAAATACCATCAAACATTAAACGTGTGTGAGGGGACGCCATGCCATCAGGTGCAGCAACATTGATTACTCTTTCACCTATTAAAGGCATTTCTTTTGCTAGAATTGTTGTTTTAAATTCCTCTCCATTGTATTTTAGTCCTTGTAGTAGACATAAATCAGCTTCGGAAGTGTATGTTACAACATCAACTAATCTTTTAGATTCACCTATAAATGCTCTAATTTTAATTTCACCCATTACTTTTTCAATGTTTGATGTTTCGCAAAAGTGGTTTGCTGTTAAAATAAATATATGTGAAGTAGACGACGATAAAATAAGACCAGATGCTGACGCAACAGGAATCATTTCAGGTTCTTCATCGCAACTTGATTCTTCATCAGCAATACATAATGAATGGGATTCTTTTATGAGAAAAACAAAGTTTGATAATTTGTCTGTGTGTTCTTCAACAAAAACTGGTTTAGCTACTTCTACTTCTTTTTGTTTTCCGTAACAACTTAAAAAATGTGTTAAAATTAAAAAACAAAACCCTGTTATAGACAACATACATAACCCCCAAATAATATAAGACTTTATTTTTTCCATAAAATAGACCCTCATATTTTAAGTATACGAAAAGTGCAACAAAATATTTTACATGATATAATAATTTATATCCAGGGAGGAAAACAATGACTATTCGCTTAGGTTACGCATGTATCAATATGCACTTACAAAAAAACTACAAAGTTACTACAAATCGAGGTATGATTAAAAGAACATTCAAAGCCAAAGGTATTAGATATGCTTCTGAATTGGCAGAGCATAATACTAGAAACTTATTACCAATATTAAAATGGAATCGTCAAAACAACATTGAGGTATTTCGTATATCATCCTGTTTGTTACCTTGGGGTTCAGAATATGAAATAGAAGACTTACCTGATTATCAAAAAATTAAACAAAATCTACATCAAGCTGGTGAGTATGCAAAACAAAATAATATACGTTTATCTTTTCATCCTGGACCTTTTAATATTCTTACTAGTCCTAAACCTCGGGTTGTTGCTAGCTCTGTTACTGACTTAAGAATGCACGGAAAACTAATGGACTTAATGGGCATGCCAAAAAATAGATGGGCAAAAATAAACATTCATATTGGTGCCACTTACGGTGATAAAAGATCAGCAATCGACAGGTGGTGTAAAAATTATGATTTATTACCGGATAATGTTAAGTGTCGCATCACACTAGAAAATGACGACAAAGCATCAATGTATAGCACAAAAGACTTGTATGAGGTATATCAGCGACTAGGTGTTCCTATTGTATTTGACTATCATCATCACAAGTTTTGTACAGGTGGGCAAACAGAAGAAGAAGCAGTTAAGTTAGCAGCTTCGACATGGGGCAATGTGACGCCTACATGCCATTTTTCTGAGTCAAAAGCATTAAATGAAAATTTAAATGTTAAACCTCAAGCACATAGTGATTATATTTTAAATAAAGTCAGTGACTATGGACTAGACTTAGATGTTGTATTTGAGGCAAAAGCTAAAGAGCAAGCGATACTTAAGTACCGTGAAATGTACGGAGATGAAAATTGTCAATTAGCAGCAAAATAAAACAACACCTACCACATAATGAATTGAGTGTTAAGTTGTGGAAAGAAGATAAGCTAAAACCTGATATTAGAGAACAACTGCTTGAAATATCCGATGCTTTCGTAGACTACCTAGGTATTTCCATAGACGTCATTGACGTGACGTTTACAGGGTCATACGCAAACTACAACTACACACCTTATTCAGACATTGACCTGCATATTATTGTCGATCCAAAGTCTATTAATCGTGATGTGGATTTAGTTGAGGAATTCTTAAAGGCAAAGAAAAAACTATTTAATTTTCGACACGACATTCGTGTATTGAACATTGAAGTGGAGTTATTTGCACAAGATGTAAATATGAAGTCAGTTGAGAGTGGTGTATATTCAATCAAAGATGACAAATGGTTAACAAAACCTAATAAGTTTCGAAAAAGTTTTGACAAGCAAAACGTTTTAAAGAAAGTAAAATATCTTAGAAGACAAATTAATATGGAAATTGATGAAGCTAAAAATACTAGAAACACTGCTGACCTCGATAAACTTATAAAAAAGATTAATAATATGCGCCAGGCTGGACTCGATAAAGGAGGCGAAATGTCTGACGAGAATATTATTTATAAGATACTGCGTAGCGAGGGAGATATACAAAAACTTTATGACATGCGCGACAATGTTTTTGATGTTGACTTAAGTTTGTAATTACTTCTTCTTTTTCTTTGGGCAAGTTTTACGTTTCTTTACTGTTGCCCATGATTTACTTGGGTTTGCTGAATTAACACGTGCATGAGCCCATTGATGTGCTGACATACCTTTTCTAGAACCTGACGATAAGTAAGCAGCTAGTCCTTTTCTAAATTCTGAATATACAGATCCTCTTGTTAGACATCTTCGATCAGCTTTTTTATCAAGAGACTTTTTAACTGCAGCGGATAATCCACCACCTTTTTTCTTCTTCTTTTTCTTTTTACGTTTACGCTTTTCGTCTAGATGTTTTTCTAGATCGTTGAGCATTTCGTCTAAAAGTCTTTCTTCAATCATATCATTGATTAGTTCATTAAGTTCGTTAATTTGTTTTGATTCTGTTATAGCAGTATCAGCACGCTTTATATTCTTATATCCCTTTTTACTTCTCTCTTTCTTTTCCATATTTCTTCTAATCCTAGCTGCTGTTGCAACGTCTCCTCGTTGATATGCTCTTCGTGCTCTATCAAGCTGTGAGTCTCTTTTCGAACCTTCTGGAGCTCCATAATTTGGGTCGTGTTTTACTTGTTTTTTCTTTCTCTTTTTTGACTTCTTTCTTTTTTTCTTTTCATCTAAATTTACATTATCTAAAGGTTCATTACACATTTCACAGTTTGTGTCATCACCTTTTGAAACATGGCCACATGCTGGACACTCTTCTCCCTTTTTTTCATCTAAGTCTTTATCTTTAGCTATTTTTCTTAAAACTTTGTCAGGAAGAAAGTCCATTTTAGTAACTTTAGGATTATTATCTGCGCCTTTTTTGACACTTCTCATTCCATCAGATTTCTTTTTTTCATTTAATTTTTGTAAATCTTCTAAAATTATCTTAAATATTTTATTGTCGTTCATAACAAATATACCTTTCTTTATTCTCTTTATTAATTATAATTATATAAGATAAAACTAAGTATAGGAAAAATTATGTCAGTATTTAAGAATCATAAAACAGTTGCTGATCGATCAGCTTCAGATAGAAGAAGGCACAAAGAAAAGATTGAGAGAGCAATTAAAGAAGGCATACATGATATTGTCGCTGAAGAAAGTATTATTGGTCAAGATGGTAAAAAGAAAATTAAAATACCTGTTAGAGGTATCAAAGAATACCAGTTCATATATGGAACGGGTAATGGTACTAAAGGAGTTGGATCAGCACAAGGTCAAGATATACAAAAAGGTCAAGTAGTAAGAAAACCTAATCAGAAAGGTAAAGGTAAAGGTAAGCCAGATAAACCCGGTAATGAAGCAGGAGAAGAATACTACGATGTCGAGGTTTCATTAGATGAGTTAGCAAAGTACTTGTTTGATGATTTAAACCTACCTGAACTTAGTAAGAAACAGAATAACACTGTGACATCTGAGAGGATAAAAAGAAAAGGGTATCGTTCAAAAGGTATTAATGCCAGATTATCAAAGAAAGAGACGCTTAAAAACAAGATACGAAGAAAAAGTCAATCAATTAAAAATGGAACATTTAATCCAGATGATGAAGAAGCTAGATTTCCTTTTCATGAAGATGACTTAAAGTATAAACACATTGAGGTAACTAAAAAACCAATAACTAATGCAGTAATATTTATGATTATGGATGTTTCTGGATCAATGACAAAGCGCAAAAAATTCTTGGCACGATCTTTTTTCTTTTTGCTTTACCAGTTTATTAGATACAGGTACCAGAACATAGAGTTAGTATTTATATCTCATACAACAGAAGCTAAAGAAACAAATGAAGATGACTTTTTTAAAAAAGCTTCATCGGGAGGAACACATATCTCATCAGGTTTAGAAAAAGCTGAACAAGTAATACAAGAGAGATTTAACCCATCAAGTTGGAATATTTATACTTTTCACTGTTCAGATGGAGAAAATTGGGTCGAAGATAACAAGAAAGCTCTAGATAAAATGAGAAATTTAATCAATATAAGTCAACTTGCTGGCTATATTCAGATTAAAGGTTCACAAGAATCAATGTGGGGAGAAGAGATGGCTAAAGTTTTTGAACCTTTAACTTGCGATAAATTTAAAATAGTAAGATTGAGAAATAAAAAAGATGTATGGCCCCAGTTTTCTAAACTATTTGGAGGTAAATATGAGCTTATCTGAGTATACAACAAAAGATTTAAAAGAGTGGGATGATAAAATATGTAATATTGCAGAGGGCTATGGTTTAGACTGGCATGAAATTACATATGAAATCTGTGACTATTATGAGATGATTGGACATATGTCATATCACGGAATGCCTAGCCACTACAATCATTGGTCTTACGGAAAAACTTTTGAAAGAACACATTTAAACTACAATATGGGACAAAGTGGTTTACCTTATGAGATGATCATAAATTCAAACCCGTCGATTGCGTATTTAATGCTTCAAAATCCACTTTACTTGCAGATATTAATTATGGCACATTGCGTAGGACATAGCGATTTCTTTAAAAACAATAGATGCTTTAAAGATACTGATCCTGAACATATCGTTTCTCGAATGAGAAATGCAAAAAAGAGAATACAAGGTTATATTGAGGATCCTCTAATAGGACAAGAAAAAGTAGAATCCTTTTTGGATAATCTCCACGCGATAAAATACCAGACAAATCGATACGGTGTACCAAGACAAACACGTAAAGAAATAAAAGACAGAGAGATTAGAAGATACAATGTATATAAAGAAAAGGGTATTTTATTGGACTATGAAGGATTAGAAAATAGAAGATTACTAAAACCTGATCATGATATGCTTTCTTTTTTTACAGAGTATTATCCGGACAAATTTAGAAACTGGCAGTTAGACTTATTAGAAATTGTAAAACAAGACAGTTGGTATTTTATGCCACAAATACAGACAAAAATATTAAATGAAGGTTGGGCATCTTTCTGGCATTACAAAATACTTCATGATTTAAAATTACCAGATTCAATGCACTTACCGTTTTTAAAAATGCACAATGCAGTCGTCAGGCCACATCTAGGTGGTGTTAACCCATATCATGTAGGTTTTTATATTTTTCAGAAAATGGAAAGAGAACACGGTTTAGAAAAGTGTTTTGAAGTAAGAGATAATCACGACGACGTAGCTGCTTTACGAATGTTATTAGACGAAGAAGATTTTAGAGAATTAAATTTCTTCGCATATGAAAATAAAAAAGATGGCAGTGCGGTTGTTTCTGAAGTAACAGACCATGACGATTGGAAGACAGTTAGGAATGAAATGATTAGAAACACCGGTATTAATATGATACCTCACATATACGTCGACAGAGTAGATAGTGACGGTGCATTAGTTCTTAAACACGAACACGATGGAAGAGACTTAGACTTAGACTATGCAGATAAAGTAATGGACCATATTAGAGAAGTTTGGGACAAAGAAGTTAAACTTTTTACAATTATTGAAGAAGAAGTTTGGGAAATTTAAGTATTTTACACCCAGAACGTATTAATTAATATATGAAACAGGAGAGGTATATCTTATGGCACGCAAAAATGAATTGTTAAAACTCATACAGAATCAAAGAAACAAAAAAAAGAAGGAAAAATTTGAAGGTACATTTATAGAGTATTTAGAATTAATTAGAGATAATCCAGATAAAATAAAATTAGCGCACAAAAGATTGTATGAAACAATTTGTAGTCATGGTATCGATACTGTAGATGTCGACTCAGATGTGTATAGAGATATTTTTAATGGTGATAAAATAAGGACATACGATTACTTCAAGAAAGAATTCTTTGGAATGGAATCGGTAATTAATAAGTTAATGAGATTTCTTAAGTCAGCTGCACACAAAGGTGAAGAAAGTAGACAAGTTCTTCTTTTAATGGGCCCAGTAGGCGCCGGAAAATCAGCACTCACAGAACATATTAAAAGCGCGCTTGATGGCCAAAGATACTTTCATCTAGAAGGAGATCCTCAGAGAGGTGAACCCCTGCAGTTAATTCCTAGATCTTTACGAAATGACATGGAAGATATTTTAGGGGTAACAATAGAGGGTGACTTAAGTCCAGTTGCTAGATGGAAGTTATTAAATGAATACGAAGGTAAATACGAGAATTTTAAAGTTGTTGAATCTACTTTTTCTCAGAGGGGTAGGAGAGGAATTGCTGTAGTTCCTCCTATGGATGCCAATTCACAGGATACTTCTGTATTAATTGGAACTGAGGACATTAGTAAACTAGATCTTTATCCTGAAGATGACCCACGCGTACTCTCCTTAAACGGTGCGTTTAACGTAGGTAACAGGGGTATTGTTGAGTTTGTTGAAGTGTTTAAAAACGAAATTGAATTTTTACACACTATGCTAACAGCAACACAAGAAAAACGTGTTCCAACGCCTGGAAAGCATGATATGGTTTTTTTCGACGGAGTAATTCTCGCTCATTGTAACGAAAGTGAATGGAATAGATTTAAATCTGAACATACTAATGAAGCAATTTTAGATAGGGTTGTTAAGATAAATGTTCCTTATGTGCTAGAGTTAGATCAAGAAATGAAAATATATCAAAAAATGATAAAAAGGTCAGACTTTAGAAATGCACACATCGCCCCGCATACTTTAAAAGTAGCTTCAATGTTTTCAGTTATGAGCCGGCTCCAACCTTCTAATAAGTGTGACATGTTGACAAAAATGAAGATATACAATGGTGAAGCAATTATTGAAAAGGGAAGAGTTAAAAAGGTTGACATTAGAGACCTTAAAGATGAAGCAAAGCATGAAGGGATGGAGGGCATATCCACAAGATTTATTATGAAAGCTTTAGATTCAGCACTTTCAGATTCTGACAACGAAATGATCACGCCTATTAATGTAGTAGACTCTCTAATTAAACAAGTCAAAGAACAGATAATTGACGAAGACGCGAAGACAAGATATCTTGAAATTCTACAAAAAGTTATTCGCGAAGAATATTTGAGAATTCTAGAAACAGAAATAGCAAAAGCATTTATTACTGCTTATGAAGAACAAGCACAATCGTTATTTGATTCTTATTTAGATAATGCTGAGTGTTATACAACAAAGACTAGAGTTAAGGATAAAATCACTAGGGAAGAACGCGATCCAGACGAAAAATTTATGAGAACAATAGAAGAAATGATCAGTGTTACAGGATCTGCTAGAGACGGATTTAGAAACGATGTAACTGCTTATATGTTTTCTAAAATGAGAAAAGGTGAAACAGTAGACTATAAGTCTTATGGGCCACTTAAAGAAGCAATTGAACAGTATCTAATTACATCTGTTAAAGATATAGCGCGTATTGTGACACGTTCAAAGTCAAGAGATGATGATCAGAAAAAGAAATACACAGATATGATTGGTACTTTAATTGAAGAATATGGTTATAACGAAAGTTCTGCTGAGGAGATATTAACTTATGCAAGTAACAACCTCTGGCGAGATTCATAAAAAAGAAGTATTTATTGGTAATGACGACATTGCATGTATTTTTAAAAAACAGAAAGACGACTTCTTAAATTTAATTGACAAATCAAGTGTTTTATATAATAAAGATGTTGTTATTAATGATACTGCACTTAATTACTTAAATATTATACCAGAAAACAGCCTGGAAGAGTGTTTAAAAAATATAATACTTAAAGAATACTATAATTGCGAAAAAATGTATCCTTACTTAGGGGACTATATGCTTCACAAATTATTTCAGATAAAACACACAAAGATCAGTGGTGGGAGTTTTATTTTTTCAAAAAAAGATGAGAATAAATTTATCAGTTCTTTAAATTCAAATGTGATTGAAAATATAGCAAATTGGTTTTTTTCAAATACAAATTTAAATAGAAGTATTAACATTGAAAAATACCGCGGTGACACGTTTCTAGTAGAATGTTTATCTGACTTTATTTTTAATATTGATTATGACTTTTCTTTTTTTAGTAAAATCAAAGGTCAAGATATTAAAAACTACAGATTCATTATTATAAACGGTATTATTGAATCGATTGGTGAGATTCATCATTTATTATATAAAGCTAACAACACAAAAGAACCGTATGTGTTGTTTTGTTTTGGAATGTCTGAGGAAGTAAAACAGACAATATTGAAGAATAATAATATGGGGAGATTTAGAGTTTTACCAGTGTGTTTAAACGTTAATGATGAATCATCCTTAAATATACTCAATGACATTGCTGCAATACACGATTCAAGTGTAGTAACAAGTGACCTAGGTCAAACGATATCACAAGAAGTAAGCAAGGACTTAGATTTTGGAAAGAAAATATCTTTTTTTAAAAATCACATCGCAATTAACCCTGTCGCGAGTAAAGCAAAGATAGAAAGTCATAGAAAGTTTCTGAAAAAAAGAATTGAAGAAGCTGAAACAAGGCCTGATGTAAGAATTGATGTGTTACAGAATAGGCTTAAAATGTTCACAGGGAATCGCATAAATTTTTATGTTCCGGAGCAGTTATTGAGTGACACAAATTATTCTAGAAGAATTGATTACTTTTTTAGGTTTATTGCCTGTTTAAAATTAAAAATGAGAATCGTCAATCTTAACGACCAAAAATTTTACATACCCGACCATTTTATTAATATTGTAGAGAGCAAAAGAAAAAGTTTGATAAGTAAATTTACTAATATTCATGCAGCTATTGTCTAGGAGAGAAAAAATGCCAGCAAAGAAAAATAAGAACAATACAAAAGTTATTGATCGATCAAATGTTATGACTTCAGTAGCTACCGTTGTTTCTTTCATGAAAGAACAAGTAGTTACAGATCTAATTGAAGCAAAAAATAAAGGTGCTGTTGATATATCACAAGATGATTTAAAAAAGATATGTTACTATATAGAAACTAGTTTAACAAATTCTTTTGTAAAAGCATCAGGTCAGATTGAGAATGCACTAAATTAACAATGCCCGGACAACGTCATTTAATCGAGTGTCACTGTGTGTTACCATTGTACAAAAATACAAAACCTGTAGTGTACCATAAATTTGCAGTTTATAGTTTATTTGATGAAAAAACATCAAAAGTGACACCAAAGTATGTTAATTGTAACAATTGCGGCGTAACTCATTATGTTGAAGAGTTTTGCAAGTCTAAAATAAAGCTAGGTAAAGAAGACGTTAAAAGTGTCAGATCTATAAGTGAAGTTTCTTTAAGTTTGCCTGAAAAATTGACAAACTTGCTGAAAGAATACAATTCAACAATTGACATATATGAAGAATCTGAGGAAGTTATTGATAATCATTTATTTCCTAAAAGTATCATTATAAAAAGAGAAATTATTGATGACGTCCATCATTTAAAAGTTTTGACTTTAAACAGTGAGGACAAATTTAAAATAGCATCAGAGGTTTTAAATAACACAATAGTTGGAGAAGAAATATGAGTTATTCTGTTAAGTTAGAAAAATTAGCAAGAGAAAAACAAAAATCTAGAGAAATAGTACAAGAAATAATTAATTTTGGTGTCACTGAACAACAAAAATATGATATCATTCACGGGATTTGTTTAAGCTTAGAAAATAACGAAGCACTAAAAAATATAGTTGAAACATTAAAAAAATATAGAGAAACAATTAACAAAGACGAACAAGCAGATAATAATGTAAAGGACAACAAACCAAAGATTATTCTAGAGTAGGAGGAAGGTATGTCAATGAATGAAGCGCTAATTTCGCAGTATGAAGAATTAAAAGTTTTAATTGAAACTTTACAAACAGACGTTGTAAAGAATGCTCAAGGAAACAAGTCAGCCGGCGTCAGAGCAAGAAAGGGTTTGCGTCAAGCAAAAAAACTAGCTTCTGATATCGTAAAGACTTCTCTTGACACAAGTAAAGAGTAAATTAAGTTTTTTATACATTCAATATTTTAAAAGTCACACTTAGTGTGACTTTTTTATTATTCAAAGTTAGAAAATTTATCTTTAAGTTTTTTAATTGCAATTTTTTCTATTTGACATATCCTCATTCGAGTAACCTTAAATATGTCACCTATATCTTGCAGCGTAAATTTTTCTATTTGTGAATTAATATTATTACTACCACTGGAAGCGATTAAGCAACAATTTTTATTAATTTTGCTATTAATCCAGTATCTACAGTTATTTTTACTACAATTTTTATTGTTTTGATTGTTGTATTGAAAACATTTCATTATTATACAGCTCCATCTTAATAATTAATATTATATATCGATATGTCCAAATTAACAAAAGGTGATAGATGAACGAAAGAAAAATTTTTATTATTGATACTAGTGTTTTATTGTACGACTGCAATTCAATTCATTCTTTTCCAGAAAATGATGTTTTAATACCCTTAGTTGTATTAGATGAACTAGATCGTTTTAAAGATAAAAAAGGTCTGGTCGGAGAAAACGCAAGGTATATTAATCGATATTTAGATGACTTGCGAAAACAAGGTAGCTTACACAAAGGCATTGAAATCGATAATGGGCAAACTATAAGAGTTGCCTTAACAGGTTTCAATCAAGTACCCGTTGGCTTAGATCCAGAATACGCAGACAATAAAATGATATCATTAGCGCTAAATTTGCAAGAAAAAAATTCATCAAAAGTAATCTTAATTACAAAAGATATTAATTTTAGAGTGAAGTGTGATTCGCTAGGAATTAAATCAGAAGACTACTATAAAGACAAAATTGTTTTAGAAAATTCTGAAGTCTTTAAAGGCTTTTTTGACATAAACACTGATGATGCAAGCATAATAAATAGATTATATAGCTATTGTATGGGTGAAGAAGGTGATGTTCTAGAAGAGTTCGTAGATCTATGCGAAGAAAAAATAGGTAGAAAACCACACGCAAATGAGTATTTTTGCATAAAAAGTGGCAGTTCTTCATTTTTAGGAAGGTGGGATCAAGATAAGATTGAAAAAATTAATCAGCCTAAAGAATTTTCTGAAGATTTCCAAAAATTAGGAATATCACCCAAAAATAGAGAACAACTGTATGCTCTAAATTCTCTTCTTGATGTTTCTTTACCGTTAGTAACAATTTCAGGACTCGCCGGCAGTGGAAAAACATTTATCACTTTAATGTCAGCATACGCACTGGTCACTTCCGGATACTATGATAGAATTGTAATAACACGTAACATTACACCTGTAGGAAGGGATATCGGATTTTTGCCAGGTACTGCAGATGATAAGATGAGCCCCTGGTTAGCGCCAATAATGGACAATTTTAGAGTGGGACTCAAGGATAATAACTTATCTTTATTTAACTCCCTAAAAGAACAAGGGATTATTGAGGTTGCACCTTTATCTTATATTAGAGGAAGGACCTTTAATAACAGCATTTTAATTATGGATGAAGCACAAAATGCAACAATCCATGAATTAAAAACAGTAATTACTAGGATGGGTGAAAACTCTAAAATTATTTTATTGGGTGACGTTGACCAGATTGACACACCATACATTGACGCATTGTCTAACGGTTTAACAATTGTTTCTGAAAAATTTAAAAATGAAGATTGCGCCTCACATATCGCGTTGAAAAGAGGCGAAAGATCATACTTATCTGCTGTAGCAGCAAGAATTATTTGAGGTAAATAATGGCAAAAGCACATATTTTTAAAAAGCGTGATGCAAATAGGTTTAGAAAGGTATACAGTTTCATAAGAAGAAAACCAATAGACCAATTCGTATCAAGCACAAACTTTAAAATGGTTGTTGGTGAAGTAACATTCACAAATTCTAGTGGTCCTGTGACCTTCACATACACAACAGCCGATCCAACGATTACTTTTTCAAATGCACCTGTCATCACTGCAGTAGCAGTTGATAACCTTTCCAACAGCACAGCAAATGTAAATGTTTTCATAACATCGATAACTACGTCGTCTGTTTCTTTTGAAACAAGCGCACCATTTACTGGTAAAGTTAATTTTCAAGTAGTTTCACAGGACCCGTAATCATGTCAACATCATTACCTAGGATATTTACATGTAGCGATGCAATCAACAATGTTGATTACGTTGATATAAATTATGGTACGTTAGGTTTAATTAATATACCCGCAATAACTGCATCAGCTTCTGTTGATGTAAATGTTTTTATTTCTAATAAAACAAAGACAACAGCTAGAATTAATTTTTCTCAAAAATTTATCGGCACATTGTATTACACTGTTATTGGATTCAACTAAGGATAAAAAATGGCAACAAAAGATTTTAGAGCAAGTCAATTAGAAACTAGTAAAATAATCGGTACAGGAAGTCTAGCCGGCACATCAGCAGGTATTGCAATGTACAGTGGTTCCATTGCGTCAAATCGTGAAGGCGGAACTTCAGATTCAGCAATGTTTAACAATGTAGGTTCTGATGTCTTCCTATTTGTATCGGGAAACATTAGTAACAATAACAATTCAAGAACTAACGCAACACTTTTTGGTGGGGATGTAGTAGTTTCTGGTACATTATATGCTGAAAGACAAGTAATAGAGGTAGATTCTGTTGCTGACGGTGACTTTTTTGTAACAGGTAATATGTATGTAGAACCAGATACTAATTCAGATGAATCCGCAGTTTTTAGAAAAGCAGATGGTACTGATGTACTTAAGGTAAATACTAACTCACCAAACGTAAACATTAACGGAGATTTGATTTTGACAGGTAATATTCACATGTTATCTGATAATTTTGACGGCGTTAATATTGAAACAGAAAATACTTTTGAGTTAAAAGCACAAAACAATATTGTTATGAAGTTAGATTCAGATAGTGATAATAGTGGAAACGGATCTTATTTTGGGATCCGAGATGGCGGAGGCAATTACAAGTTAATTGTGTACGAAAACGCTGCAACCACTGTAAACTTCGACATGTCACCCACAACTGACTTTGTTGTAAAAGGAGACACAAACCACTCATTGATATTTGTAGATGCAAGTGAAGAGGCAGTTGCTTTAGGAAGATTTTTAAGTACAGATTTTGGAACACAATCAGGTGTTGGTACTGATGTCAAGATATTGTTAAGCGGATCAGGAGGTTCAAGAGGTGGATCAACTCGAGGAGTAACCTTAGCCGCCGGTGATCTCGTTACAAGTGGTTCTAGTGTATTGTTAAGTGGTGTTGATGTAACAGGTGAAGCAAGAGTTAACGGTAACTTATTTGTCACTGGTAATATAAGAATGCAAAGCGATAATCTCGATGGAATTAAAATTGAGGCAGAAAATAACTTCGATATAAACGCACAAGGTAGTATAATATTAACCATCGACGGCGATAGTGATTCCTCTGGATCAAGGTTTTTTGGAGTAAGAGATGGCTCCGGAACATACAGTATTGTTGCATATGAACAGGGTGACGTTGTAATTAACAATAGTCTGTTAGCAACAAATGACTTTTTTGTAAAGGGTGACACAGACCACTCATTGGTATTTGTAGATGCAAGTAAGGATGCAGTTGCTTTAGGAAGATTTTTAAGTACAGATTTTGGAAGTGAACCAGGGGTTGGTAATGATGTCAAGGTATTACTAAGTGGTACAGTTGGTAGTCGTGGTACTAGTACAAGAGGTACAATATTAAATGCAGGTGATTTAGTTGTTTCCGGAGCTTCGTACTTCTCCGGAGATGTGACCCTCGAGGAAGGTGCTTCTCTGATTACTCCTAGCGGCATCGCGCACAAGAGCGATACCAATACCAATATTACGTTTAATAATGATAGAATTCGTTTAATCGCTAATAATGCAACAAATGTTGATATATCAAGCACTCAGGTTCTTGTCATACCTGGCGGAGATTCTACCTCTTCAGAGACTTCGGGGGCAGATATCAGCTTTTACGTTTCCGGATCTTCAGGCAGTAAAGGGACATCAGAAAGAGGTACATCAGTATTTGGTGGTGATTTAGTTGTAAGTGGTAACATTTTTGACGGTGCAGGGAATTCTGTTGGTGGTATTACTATTGATAATGATGTAAACAACAGAATATTGACAGCAAAAGGTGCGACAAATAATATTAACGGAGAAGCTAATTTACTTTTTACAGGAAATATACTTCAGGCCAATGCTTTCATTACTGCTTCTAATGGATTGCAAGTTCAATATGCTAAAACATCTACAGTAGGTGTCACTGTAGGAAATAGTACCGACTCACCGCCAGTTGTTTTGAATTCTGTCTTTGACGCTGACATTAGATATGAAACTCCTGCAAACACATATGGAACCGATGTAGGTGTTTTAATTAGCGGATCAGCTGGATCAAAAGGTGTAACAGCATCAAAATCTGTAACTTTAGTATCAGGTGACTTAGTCGTAAGTGGAAATATATATGATAAAACTAATAAGTCCGTTTTTAAAGACGTTAACAGGGGTGGCGCGCGACTAAATTTGTCAAATACTACAGAGCAATTTTTAAGTACAACCAGTGGAACAGAGGGTTCAATATCATCAGGGGATAACTTTATTTTTGTTTGTCCTTTTAGCGGTAGTTTTGACAAACTAACTGTAAGAGGCTCCTTTAACACAGCACTCTCTAGTGTTGGCAATTTACTTGCAAAACTTTACATCTTTGCTGACGAAGCTGACGCCTCGACACCAGCAAGTGCATACTCAGTTGAGCACGTTCTTGTTTCTGATGCCAATGTCAATGCAAATAAAAATATTAATTTTAACTTCTCAGGCTCCAACTATAATCCAACTGATGCTTTTATCATAAGCTTAACACCTCAAGGAAACTGGAATGCCGGAGGAACTTGTCAGTTTAATTGGGTGTCTGTTAATTCCTTCTTGTATGAAACGTAAGACACTAAGAAATTTGCTCATTAAAGTTTAATTTATCAACAAATAGATTATAATTTCTTACAAAGTAGGAGATTGTATGGAAAATTTTAGTAGTGCTGATGTTGTATTTGTTGCTGATATGTTTCTTGAAGATTATGGTGGCGGTGCTGAGAGAACAACTGAAGCGTTATTCGAAGTTTCACCGTATAAAACATGCAAAATAAAGTCAAATGAAGTAACACAAGAAGTAATTCAACAAGGTGCAAGTAAATTCTGGGTATTTTTTAACTACAGGGGTATGGATCACAGCCTTATACCTTTAATTGTCGCAAACTGTCATTATGCAATCGTAGAATATGATTATAAATTCTGTCAGTATAGATCAATTGACTTACATAAAAGAGAAACTAGTAAAAATTGTGACTGTAATGATACACAACTAGGAAAAATTATTTCTGCTTTTTTACACGGATCTGAACATATCTTTTGGATGTCACAAAGACAGTCTGAAATTTATCATGAGAGGTTTTCTTTTTTAAAAGACAATAAACAGACAGTGCTAAGTTCTATTTTTTCTGTTGATGACTTAGAATATATTGAAAGGCTTAGAAATTCAAGAGAAACGAATGGTTGGAGTAAAAATCATTGGGCAGTTATAGATGGAAATAGTTGGATTAAAGGAGTTGAAGAGAGTTCAATTGCTGTTACTGAAACGTTTCCAGAAAGTACAGTAGAAGTTCTTGGAAGCTTATCCTATTATGATTTATTAAAGTCCTTATCAGAGTTTCACGGATTGTCATTTCAACCACTTGGCGGTGATACGTGCCCCAGGACTGTAATTGAAGCTTCACTTTTAGGTTTGGAATTGTTACTTAATGATAATGTACAACACATGAATGAAGATTGGTTCACAAGTGACATTGACGAAATCGAATCGTATTTACTTAGTCGACCCCAAGTTTTCTGGGATAAGATATCTAACTTTATTGATAGAGACATAATGTTAAGTGGATATACTACTACGAAGAATGTGATATCAAGTGATTATCCTTGGGAAGCATCAATTCAATCTTTGTTAGCTTTTTGTGATGAGGTAGTAGTTGTCGACGGTGGCAGTACTGATGGCACTTGGGAAGCACTCGAGTCTTTGGCGATGGTAGAAGAAAAGTTAAGAATATATCAGTTTAAAAGAGACTGGGATCACTACAGGTTTGCAGTTTTTGACGGTCAGCAAAAAGCCGTTGCACGTTCATTATGCAAAGGAGATTGGTGTTGGCAAATGGATATTGATGAGGTTGTGCACGAAAATGATTATGACAAAGTTAAAAAGCTTGCTAGACAGATACCAAAGTCTGTTAAACTTGTATGCCTACCTGTAATTGATTACTGGGGTAAGGAGGATAAGGTTAGAGTTGATGTAAATCCATGGAAATGGAGATTATCAAGAAATGATACACATATCACTCACGACATTCCTGCACAACATAGAAGATATGATGAAAATGGAAACGTATTTTCTCTAGGTTCAGACGGATGTGATTATGTACATACAGATAATTACCAACCAATTCCGCATATGAATTTTTATACACCCCAGCACGAACAGATAAGACAACAAATATTAAATGATAGAAACTTTAGAGATAAGAATTTAGAAAATTATAGTAACTTTATTAATTCTGCTGCTAGAGAATTGCCAACTGTTCACCACTATTCTTGGTTTGACATTAAAAGAAAAATATACACATACAAAAATTATTGGAGTAAACATTGGGCAAGTATTTATAACAAAGTAACTGATGATATTCCGGAAAATAACATGTTTTTTGACAAGTGTTGGTCTGAAGTCTCAGATGAAGAAATTGTAAATTTAGCAGAAAAAATGAATAATGAATTAGGTGGTTGGATATTTCACAACAGAATAGACTTTAGCAGGCCCACACCTTGGTATAAAATAGAATCAGGACATCCTGATTTGATTAAAAATTGGCTTGAGGAGAGAAAGTAATGCAATCAGAAAATTTATTTCAAGTTTTTTCACAAGTTTTTATACAAAGTCAGCAATCTTTTAACAAATGTGACGTTGAATTAAGAACTAAATGTAGAACATTAGCAGAGAAACTTAACAAAGTGGTAGACGAGTTAGAAAAGGATCCTTTTTTAGCAGACTTGAATTTAATATCTACACTTGAAGAAGATACTCTTCATATATTAAGAAGTACTTCTGAATTAGAAAGTAGAAGAGAACACATTAAAGAATCAGTAAGGTCACTCCAAGATTCTACACAAATTAAAATCGGAAGGAGAAACTAAATGAGAAAAACAGTGTGTTTTGTAACACCAACTTATAATGCATCTTTTCACCTCGAAGAATGTTATGAGTCTTTAAAAGAACAATCTAACCCTAATTGGGATTGGGTTATTTTAAACGACATGTCGACTGATGATACATTTGAAATTGCTAATAAAATTGTACTTGCTGATGAGAGAGAAAGAGTAACAGTTATTAATCACGATCACAAAAAATTTGCGCTAAAAGGTATTTATGATTACTTGAAAAATTACAACAAATCATCCCAACAGATAATTGCAATTCTTGACGGAGACGATTCATTGTGTAATGAAAACACTGTTGAATTAATATTAAAGTCATATGAAGAAGATAAAAATTTAGACGCATTGTGGACATCTCACACGTGGGATATTAACGGTATGAATATATCGAAAGAACTCCCTGATAATTTAAACCCATACCAATACCCATGGGTAAGTTCGCATTTAAAAACATTCAATGTAAATGTTTTTAAAAAAATTAATCCACGCAATTTTCAAGACATGGAAGGTAACTGGTTCGAAAGAGGCTATGACCAAGCACTCTTTCTTCCTATTCTTTACTTGGCAAGAAAAAGAATGTTTTTAGATGAAATATGTTACTTGTATAGAATTAACTCTAACTCTCTAAAAGTAAGAGATTGGAAAGAAAAGAATCAAATGGATGCAATACGCTTGGTAAGAGCTAGAGGATATATCACTTGAAAGTTTTCACTCACAATTTCAACCCTGAATCAAATAGTGGACCAAATAAATTCACCAGAACGCTTTTCAAATCTTTAGTTGAGAAAGATAATGTAACGTTTAGTAATCAAGAAGAAGCCGACGTTGAATTCTGTTTAATTCAACAGCAGCTACCTAAGGTTAAACCTATGCTGCTACGCTTGGATGGAATATGGTTTAATTCTGAACAGGAATATAATAAGCAAAACGCAATTATTCACTATTCCTACAATAACGCAGACGCAGTAGTTTTTCAATCCCAGTTCAATAAGAAGCTAGTTGAAGCTTGGTTCGGTATTCACAAAAATAGTCACGTAATTAATAATGCAAGTGACAGTAGGTTAATAAATTCTGCGAATAAAAGGTTTTGGGATAAAAGGTTCGGTAAAAATACAGAAGTTTGGAGTTGTGCTTCTAGCTGGAGACCACACAAAAGATTGAATGAGAATATTAGATACTTTTTAGAATTCGCACCTAAAGATGCTATTTTTGCAATTGCGGGCGCAATAGGAATGGACGACGCCAAAGCAATAATCCCAAATGATAAACGGATAATTTTAATGGGTGAACTAGACTATATGAGTTTACTATCACTGTATAGACGTTCTTCTACATTTGTTCACTTGGCGTACCTAGATCACTGCCCTAACGTAGTTGTGGATGCACAGTCTTCCGGCTGTCAAATTGTATGCTCTAGTACTGGTGGAACAAAAGAGGTTGTCAATGATGGGATATTAATAATTGAAGATGAGTGGGATTTTAAGCCCATCGCATTATATCGTCCTCCACCTATGGATTTTTCAAAATCAGTTAAGATTAAAACTAATAATAGAAATAATTTTCAAAAATGTGTAAGTAAATATTTCAACATAATGAAGGAATTAAAGTAATGGGTCTTGGTGGTTATTTGACTTGGACAGCAGCAGCTAGAGAAATTAAAAAAGTTGTTGCCAATAACAATGTAAAAATGTTACCAGTAGAACAACACGGTAATTTTTTAAAATTAATTAAAAGTCCTTCCTTTTATAATAATTCTGATTTTTTCCAAGGTGATAGCGATGATGAAAACGTTTTTTTGTTTCCTCTTATTTTGAATAATCCTCACGCAAATTACTGCAAAAGTGACACACCAACAAAAGCTCTTCATAGGTATGATAAGCATATAATTGAACAAATTTGTGAGTGTTATGGTATAAAAGAACCAGAACTAAAATGTGTTGTAAAATTAAGTGACTTAGAAAAAGAATGGGCAAGAGATTACCACAATTCTATTTTAAAAGGTGAAAAATACATCACAATAGAACCCTTTTCAAAAGATAATTACACGCCAAATAGAAATTATCCGTTTGAAAAATGGCAAGAAATTGTAAATGCAGTCCACAATAAAATAAAAATCGTCCAGGTCGGTAACGCAGGTACCCCTGTCTTGAACAACGTAGTAGACTTAACAGGACAAACATCATTTAGGCAGGCAATATCAGTAATTGAGAGATCAGAATTGTTTTTGGCAACAGAAAGTGGTTTAGTGCATGCAACAACAGCTGTAAATACAAAGTCAATAGTTATAATAACCGGTTATCAGTCAGAAAAAATGGTGGCTTACCCGCAAAATATCAATGTTAACATATCTTCACACGGTCCGTGTGGTTTAAAGACAGAGTGTCCTGATTGTAAAAAAGATGCTGAAAATTATGATCTAACTAATATCGTGCGCTTAATTCAGGAAGAATTATGTCTGGAAAAATAATTTTTACTAACGGCTGTTTTGATGTTCTTCACAGAGGACATATTGAATTATTAAAATACTGTCATAGTTTGGGTAAAGTTGTAATTGTTGGATTAAACAGCGATGCTAGCGTAAAACGGTTAAAGGGTGATAAAAGACCGATAAACAACCAGCAAGATAGAAAACTAATGTTAGAAAGTATAAAATACGTTGACAAAGTAATTGTATTTAAAGAAGATACACCTTATAATCTAATTAGAGAAGTTAATCCTGATGTCATAGTTAAAGGTGGTGATTATAAACCCCAAGATGTCGTAGGAAAAGATATTTGTGAGGTAAAGATATTTAATAATGTCCCAGGTTATTCAACAACAAAAGCCATACAAAATATTACTGGTGGGTGAAATATGCCAAGATGTTTATGTTTTTGGAGAAGTCAATAGACTTAGTCCAGAAGCTCCAGTACCAGTATTGAAAAAGTCAAGAAAAGAATACAGGTTGGGAATGTCTGGAAATGTGCATAAAAACATACAGGAGATGTCAAGTAATACGGAAGTTCACTTTTATTGTAATTCAATTAAAAAAATTAAAAAGATTAGGTATATTGATGAAAAATCAAAATATCAAATTATGAGATATGATATTGAAAAAGAGTTGCTTCCTCTAGATGTTTCTGAAATAACAGATCAAGACTACGATTTAATTGTAATTTCAGACTACAATAAAGGTTATTTAAGCGAAAAAACAATAACTTCTTTGTGTGAAAAATTTAAAGATTGCAAAATTTTTGTAGATACAAAAAGACAAATGTTATCCAGTTTTCAAAACTGTGTAATAAAAATTAACGAAATCGAATCAATCTCGATGAAACATAAAAGTAAAACGGCTGAGTTAATAACAACATTAGGCGCAAGAGGTTGTACTTATCTAGGTAAAAGCTATCCTGTAGATAAAGTCGAAGTACATGATGTTTGCGGAGCTGGAGATGTATTTTTAGCAGCATTAGCAGTAAGATGGCTAGAAACTAAAGATATTATTAAGTCGATAAAAACAGCTAACAAATGTGCTTCTTTGAGCGTAACAAAATTAGGTTGTTATACAATCACAAGGACAGAATATGAAAACTTACGTGTTTGACATTGACGGAACTATTTGCACATTGATAGAAGGCGACTACTCAGAAGCGAAACCAATCATTGAAAGAATTAAAAAAATTAATAATCTATACTTAGCGGGACATTATATAATTTTTCAAACAGCAAGAGGTATGGGTAGATTTAAAAATGACAAAGAAAAAGCAACAAGTATGTTCTATGATTTCACAGTTAAACAATTAGACAGTTGGGGCGTAAAATATAATGAATTACATTTAGGAAAGCCAGCAGGTGACATTTATGTAGATGACAAAGGGGTTAAGGATGAAGACTTCTTCAACTCAAAAAATTAAGTTTGTCCCAAAAGGGTGGGGCTTTGAAAAATGGATTGTGAACAATAAAGAATATTGTGGTAAACTTTTGTACTTTGTGAAAGATAGAAAATGCTCTTGGCACTATCACATTAAAAAAGACGAAGTTTTTTACATTCAGTCGGGAAAAATAAAAGTTTATTATTCTGACGATGATGATATCAACTCAGCAAATGTAACTATATTAGGTCCTGGCGATAATTTTCATGTTTATCGAGGCTTGAGACATCGTATGGAAGCATTAGAAGACACTGAGTTGTTTGAATTCTCAACACAACACTTTGATAGTGATAGCATTAGAATAGAGAAAGGAGATTAAATGAGAAAAATTATAATTCAAGAAAAATTAAAAGAAATGGGTGTTTATATTGAAGACATTGTTATGGGTGACTTTGATGTAATTGGTGAGTATACAGCAAAGAAAAATAGAACACCAGATAAGGAGTCATACAAGTCAGCCGGTTGTTTTTTTAGACCTAACTACGAAAGAGGCATACTGATGTACTATTTGACAAGAAAAAATGAATTTAATTCTGTTTTGGAAATTGGTTTTGGTCGTGGATACGCAACAATGTGCATGGCAAAAGCAATGTGTGATCATGGAATTGACGGTAAAATAACAACGGTTGATCCAAACTTAAATGAAGATTTTCTAAAACAATTAGCACAAATATTCCCCCAGGAATGGTTTCAAAAAATAGAATTTATAAAATCAACTTCTGAAAAATTCTATACTGATAACCCAGATAAAAAGTTTGATTTTGTCTATATTGATGGTGATCACCGTTATGATGCCGTTAAAAGTGACTGGGAATATGCAAAGAGTAACTTTAATAAGAAAGTTCTATTTGATGATTATATTTTTGGTGATAGACAACAAAAAGATATCGAATGCTCTCGTGCAATAAATGAAATCGAAGGTTACGATAAAGAAGTCATTATTATGGATAGAAGAATGTTTTTCGATGACAGAGGGAAAACAGACGAAGATATAGATTATGGCCAAGTACTTATCAGTAAAATAGAAGAGGAATAAATTGATTAATCAAAATGAATTATTTTACAAAAACGGTATTGTTGAAATTGATTTTGTAGATGAAAACCTCGATAATCTTTTATTAGAAATATTTAATGGAAAAGTAAAAACCGGCTTTGAGTTGAGAACAAAATACGCAAAGACATACGATTTACGACCAGATGTAATAAGTTACGACGAGGTATTTCTTAATGCACTTATCAAAAACAAGTCTAGTGAAGTCATAAGAGCTTACACGCTTCGAAATATGGCACTGTCACACGTCCAGATTAGAATCGTAGAGGACGACAAAAGTTATATGAATTGGCACCGTGATACATACTACAAAAATGATGGAACTTTAATTGGTCAAGCACCTCACGGAGTAAAAATAATATATTATCCTTCTTTTAATGAGGAAGCTGAAGACAGGCTTTTGTACTTACTTGGATCAAACCGTGTACTTTTCCCCACAAGTGCTTTTGACAATCAGTTGTTTAACATTCTTAAGGTTCAAAAAATCAAATCAAAAAAAAGCAAAGCAATACTTTTTGACACAAATGGTTTGCATGCTGTTGTCCCTGAAGCACCTGGGAAACGATCAATAAGACTAATTTATAATTTTTTAGAAACAGAACAAATTAAAAATATTTCAAAAGAAAAAAATAATATTCATCTAAGAACGATGGCAGCGTATGAAAATCTTTTTAAAGCACAGTAAACAATGAAAGTATACTTAAATAGAAAACCAGTATCAGGTCCGTGGGGTGGCGGAAATAAATCTTTAACCTTGTTAGACAAATATCTTACTAATGATGACAATATACAGTTAACTTATGATTTAAAAGAAAGTGATATTGATGTAATTTTTTGTATTGATCCAAAACCAGATGATAGAGGGGTTTGGTATCAAGATTTTATAAACTATAAAAATAATTCAAACAAAAAAGTAAAAATAATACAACGTGTTGGTGACTTAGGGACACATCGTGGTGTTGAAATAACACAACTCGTATCACAGACAATTAATTTTTCTGATTTTCTAATTTTTCCAAGCAATTGGGCAAGAAAAGCAATTGGATTTTCCAAGAAAAATTATGTCATAATACAAAACAAACCAATGTCAATATTCTATGAAAATAGAAACACAAACAATATAATTGACAGTAATAAGATACGAATTGTTACTCACCATTGGTCAGACAATCCTAAGAAAGGTTTTGACATATATCAAAAATTTGGAAAAATGATTAAGGGAAGAAAAGATATTGAGTTTACTTATATAGGGAGGTATAACTCTAGTTTTAGTTCAGAAGGAATCATCATTAATAAACCTATTGATGTACAACAACTATCGAAAACTTTACCAGAATTTGACATATATTTAACTGCTTCTGAGTTAGAAGCAGGTGCAAATCACGTTCTTGAGGGTCTTGCAGCAGGTCTTCCTGTCATCTATAAGTCAGGAGGTGGAAGTATTGATGAGTACTGTTTTGATTATGGTGTCGAATATTCTGGAGCTGAAGATATTGAAAACGCCCTAAACAGTTGCATTAATAACTTTGATTTGCTTAAAAGTAAGGTAATGAATTTTAATGGTAGTCTTGAACAACAAATACTACAGTATCTTGACGTAATAAAGCATGTGGGAAAAATAGAGTAAGAGTTATGAAATCAAAAACATATTTAAGCTATTACAACCCTGAAAGGTTCAAATTTTATCATAAAAATTTACTAAATGACGATCGGATCAAATATACAGGTTCAGAAATAATTTTAAAAACAGCAACATTTGTTGGTAATGAAAAAAATGTTTACATTGATACTTCTGACGGAGTAAATGATGACCTTGAGATTTTTGAATACTGTGGAAGGGTTAGAAACGTTGTCGAACATTCACAAGGAAAACCATTTGTTTATTTAAAATCAGCATATTCTAATAAATGGTCGAAAAATATTGTAGATTATGCTCAAAGAAACAATGGGTTTGTTGTCCCCTTTTTTAAATGGTCTTTTAATAGTAACTTCTACAATTACGTATACGAAAAAAAGAAGCAAATTAAAGAGAAGTATGATTCCATTGAGAAAAAATATGATGTAGGTGTTTTCTTTAGCGATAAAAAATACCATTACCCTAAAGCCAGTTCAGTTTTGCCTGACATTTCACATACAGACCATGATACATTTAACATACCTGGAAGAAGTAAAAATACTGGTTATTATGATAACAACTCGAGACAAAATTTAATTAGCAAATTAAGAAAATCTAATTTAAAAGTTTTACACACTTCATGCTCATATGAAGATTATATAAAACATAGTTTTGAGTGCAAAGTAATCATTAATCCACCAGGAATTGGTGAATACACATCAAGAATGGTTGATCAAAGTTATCTAGGTAACTGCATCGTAATGAGAAAAAATTCATATGACAATGCACACAGCTGGAAAAAGCATATTCCTGAAATAGACTTTAATAGTGTCAACTGGGAAAACGATTTATCTGAAATTGTACAAAATTATCCTAAATATCAACAGCAGTGCGAAGAATATTATAAGCTTTATTGGACACCAGAAGCGATCTGTAAATATTTAAATAGATACTTAGATTAGTCTACAGTTCTCAACCTAAACATCAAGTTTTTCTTTTGTATTATTAGCATAGACAGGTAAATATGAGCTTTTTAAATTCAAACAAGGTTTTAAATCATCCTAAAAAATATACAGAGTGGTATAATAATGCTGATACATCTGGTCCAGTAACTGTAAAAATAGATCTAACAAACGTCTGCAATCATGATTGTCCTGGTTGTATTGATTATGAATTAATCCATAATGATAATAATAGTCTAAATTTTGATTTATTTGAAGACTTACTCGACGGACTCAAAAGGTGCGGCGTTAAAGGTATAAACTATACCGGTGGTGGTGAACCAACTACACACAAACAATTTGATAAAATCATAGAACTAACTCACGCCAAAGGTTTTGAGATTGGGTTGATTTGCAACGGTTCGATGTTTCACAAGTGGAATATGACAAAGTTGTTACCTATGTTCACCTGGATTAGAATATCCTTGGATGCATATGATAAAGAAACGCACAAGAAGTCTCATGGAAAAACAGCTAATTTTGATAGAACTATTAAAAATTTAAAAATGTTGTCTGGGATCAAGAGGATGTTTAAACTAAAGACAACCTTAGGTGCCGGTTATATAACAAACCAATATCCCGAAATGGATCGAAATATTCATAAGTTCATTGAAGTCTGCAAAAACTCTAAAATAGATTACGCTCAGCTCCGACCAAGTTTCGGTTTTCTTTACGATTACAAGTCAGTAGACGCTAAAGAACTTAATGAATTATTTAAAAAAGCGAAGTCTTATGAAACAGATAAATTTAAAGTAATAATTGATGAAGGAAAATATGAAAAAATTCTGAGTGGTAAAGGGACTTGTAGATCTTACAATGTCTGTCACGCACAGTCTTTTAAATCTACCACGATAACCGCAACCGGAGACGTGTACATTTGTTGTTCATTAACGGGTAACAAGGAGGGTTGGATTGGAAATATTAAGTTTAAAAAATTTGACGAGATATGGAATGGTAAAACTCGTAAGAAAATTTTAGCTAATCTAGATGTGCAAAAATGTCCTCACTTATGTGTAGGTGATAATTTAAATGAGTTTCTTGATAAGATAAAGAGCAAAACTCACCCTAATTTTTTGTGATTAACATGGGTGAAGATTTTGTAATAATGACCTTGTTTTCACCTGCAAAATCATTGTGGGAAAATTTATTGAATGAAATTAAACAAAAATTTGTTATTAAAGAAGCGTACACAGCTGTACTTAATGATAAAAATTGGCACAATTATTTTTCTGATTTCTATAGTATTCAAGATCGATCAAGCAAGAAAGATGCAAGAATTATTAAAAAAGGAAAAATAATTGAAAAGTTTGGTACGGAGATGCTTGTAATATCTATTCTTTATAGCAATAGGGAAGAAATTATAAAATTTAAAAAATCGACAAGAGAAAAATATAAGGTTTTATTAAACGGTGTTAAAATAGTAGAAAAAAACCCACTAGCGGAAATGTTGGGAATTAAAAATGTTCCGGGTGAAATCACGATTGTATCTAGCTGGATAATAATTCACTCGTTTGAAAAAGGCACAGTCTCAATGCAAGCAAACGACTTTATTAAAAAAAAATGCAAAATAAATTCTATAGAGGTTTAAATGAAATATGATTACTTAGTTATCGGCGCGGGAATGTTTGGTTCAGTTTTTGCTAGACAAGCAAAAGATGCAGGCAAAAAGGTGCTAGTAATTGATAAAAGAAATCACATAGCAGGAAATTGCTACACAGAAAAAATTAAAGATATTGAAGTACACAAGTATGGTCCTCATGTGTTTCATACAAACAATAAACAAATTTGGGAATATGCAAATAGATTCACAGATTTTAATCACTTCACATACCGTGCAAAAGTAAAGAATAAAAATAGTATTTATTCCTTCCCAATCAACATGATGACTTTTCACCAACTTTGGGGTGTTATTACTCCCCAAGAAGCAGAGAAAAAGCTTGAAGAAGTCAGAGTAAAAATTGAAAATCCACAAAATTTAGAAGAATGGATATTGACACAGGTTGGTCATGAAGTATATGAAACTTTTATAAAAGGATACACAATAAAACAGTGGAACAGGGATCCCAAGGATTTACCTGCATTCATCATTAAGCGACTACCTATTAGATTAACATATGATGACAACTATTTCAACGATCGTTATCAGGGGATCCCTGTGGGTGGTTATACGAAGATGTTTGAAAGAATTTTAGACGGAATCGAGATACAATTAAATGTTGACTTTTTTGAAAACAAAAATTCACTAGAAAAGCTAGCTGATAAAATAGTTTTTACAGGCAAGATCGATGAATACTTTGGTTATGATTTGGGAATACTTGAATACCGCACAATTAATTTTGATCACAGAATAATGAAAGGAGACTATCAAGGTAACGCTGCAATCAATCACACTGAAGCGAGTGTTAAATATACTAGGACAATCGAGCACAAACATTTTGAGTTTAAAAAATGCGAAGACACAGTGGTGACATTTGAGTACCCAGATGTTTGGGATAGATCGAAGATACCTCTTTATCCAGTGAACAATGATAAAAATAATAGCTTATACAAGGATTACAGATCAATTGCAAAGAATAAATGTAAAAATGTGCTTTTTGGCGGTAGATTAGCAGAGTATAAGTACTATGACATGCATCAAGTAATAGGATCGGCGCTTAGTAAGTCAAAGAAATTATTGTAGGAAAGAAATGAGTATAGTTTTTGTTATTGACAATTTAACAGCAGGAAATGCTTACATAAGGGGTATTCTCCCTGCAATGGGCATGCAAAATGAAAAAATAAATGCAAAGTATTGTGTTGCAAACAATTTTAACCCAAACAGTGTAAGTGCCGGTGATACAGTTGTTTTTGTTAAATACGACCGATTAGGCCAATCAAAAGCAGTTAAACAAAACGGTGCCAAAGTAATACTAGATGTTGTTGATTCAAAAAAACATTGGATGCAACATCGTGATAACTTAGACGCTTTAATTGTAAACACTGACTCATCTCGTCACATTATTAAAAACATTCATAATTTCAATAAACCTATGTTTAAAATACCACATATTTTAACAAATTTTGATAAAGACTTTGTAGGGCAAAAAAGAAAAGATCTACCAGTATCACCTGAGACGATCGGTTATTTAGGAGTGGCTGATACTTTTACTGATGATAATTCATTTATTGATTTTTGTCACCAAAATAATTTACAATGGTACCACCGGCAACCAACTATTAATTCTAACGAAGAATCAACTTTAAAAATAGATTTAGGTTGCATTAGCTTCACGCATGAAAAAGAAAGAATTGGTGGCACGTATACAATTACAAAGCCAAGCGCAAAACTTTTAAATATGTTTTCGTACGGAATTCCAGCACTTTTCTCTCCTTATGAATCTTATATTGACGCAATAACAGCACACAACTATACAGAATTGCTGTGGTGCGTCTGCGGGTCAAAATATGCAATGTTAGATAAGATAAAGATACTAAAAAATGATAAAAGTTTGTATTCTCATCTTTCGAATTTGTCATTTGAACTTTCTAAAAACTTTCATATAAGTAACACTTGTAATATTTATAAAGAGTTACTAGAATTTTCGGGTATAAAAAAATGAACACTATATGTTTAATAACACCTCCATCTCCGTTTTTACTTGATGAAAGAGTATTTATGCACATTGGCATACTTAGGGTCGCCTCTTCTTTAGAAAGTAGAGGTTTTAAGATTGATTTTTTAGACCTAAGTGGCGTTGACAATTATTTAAAAGTCGTTGAAGACTATTGTAAGGAAAATACACACATTAAGGACTTTGGGCTAACAGCTTCAACACCCCAAGTTCCTTTTTCTGTAAGTATTGCAAAAGTGATAAGAGAAAACACTGTCGATTGTAAAATAATATTAGGTGGGCCTCATGTAACACTAATGAATACAGCAAGCAAAAGAGAAATTAAAAAAGGCTTAGATAAAAGTGACAGGGCGACGATTGATATCACTAATTTATCTAATATATTTGACGTCCTAGTGTGTGGTGACGGTGAGTATACAATATTTGAAGCATTAAAAATAGACAAGGGTGTGATTGATGCAGATGATCGTAAGTCTCCTTTCTTTTTAACAAATCAACAGTTTTCAGAATTGCCATTGCCGGCACGTCACTTGGTTGATGTTGACTCATACAAATACAACATTGCAGGTAAAAAAGCAACAAGCTTAATCGCACAACTTGGTTGCCCATTTAAGTGTTCATTTTGTTCAGGAAGAAACTCACCGTTTCTCAGGAAAATTAGACAAAGAAGTTCAGACTCAATTGTAGAAGAAATGAGACATCTTTATCATTCTTACGGATATACAGGGTTTATGTTTTATGATGATGAACTTAATGTGAACAAAAATTTAATAGAGCTGTTGAATAAAATAACAGATCTACAAATGGAACTTGGTGAGGAATTTAGACTTCGTGGTTTTGTGAAGGCAGAGTTGTTTAAAGACGACCAGGCGGCTGCAATGTATAGGGCAGGATTTAGATGGTTATTAACCGGTTTTGAATCTGGCGATGAAAGAATACTCAGAAATATTAAAAAAATGGCTAAGCGTGAAGATAACACTCGCGCAGTGGAAATTGCAAAAAGGCACAACCTTAAGGTCAAAGCGTTAATGTCAATCGGACACGCTGGAGAAAGCATTGAATCAATAGAGAATACAAAAAAGTGGTTGTTGGAAGTTGAACCTGAAGAATTTGATTGCACAATTATAACAACATACCCGGGATCACCGTATTTTGACGATGCAATTAAAAAGGATGACTATTATGTATACACATCAGACCTTACGGGGGATAAACTTTACCAATCAAACATTGATTATCTTACAGAACTAGACTACTATAAAGGTGATCCGAACGGTGGTTACATTTCTTATGTGTGGACAGACCACTTAAAACCCCAAGAAATTGTTCAAGCTAGAAACGAATTAGAAGAAGAAGTTAGAGAAAAGCTTAAAATAAAGTTTAATCCTGCTCGTCCCGGTATAAAATATGAACATTCAATGGGAATGGGTAATATAAAAATTCCTGACTTTATTTTACGGAAAACAAGTTGAAACATTTATCTAAAGTTAAATATGAAGATTTTTTAAACAGCATAAGTAAACAGAAAGTAATTACTGTGAAAAAGAAAAGAGAACGCGCTGTTTATTTTCTACCTGAAAGTAACAAGTTTTTTAAATTGTGGGTACCTAACTGGACGCAAGGCTTGATTACAAGTTTTTGTATTGAACAAGAGTTTTATAATGCTAATAATGCACAATCAGTAATTGAATTGATCGAAGACGAGTCTGGACCACGTGGGTATGTACAAATTGCAGGTGTTTCAGCAGCTGAGCCTGGTAAAAGTGATAAAGACTGGTCGATGTTTAATCGCATGACCTCGCTAGATAAAAGAAAAACTTTTATACAAAATGTTTTTAGAAAATCTATAGAGATAGGTGGGACATATACAGACTTAGCACCGTGCAATTTAATATTTTATAATGATACCATTAACTTTATTGATTTAGAATCGTTTAGAAGTTTTGATCTCATATACGAAAACAAAAGAAAAGATTATGAAAAGTTTGATCTAGACGCGTGGTGGAAGCCGCACGAAACTGCAAAAAGAGATGTTAACAAGTATTTAAAGTCTTATCTCTCAGAATGTCTCGGGTTAGATCTTCAATTTGATATAGATTCAAAAGAAAATTTTAAGAAAACAGCAGAGTTGGTGTATGATTGTTGAAGAAGTACCGGTAGTAATATTTGAAATGGAAGAAAGAACGAAAGAACTTTCAGTTTTGTGTTTTAAAAGTCTAGGTTTTAAAAACATTATTGTACTAGATCAAGAAGAATCATTTGCTGACAAGATGAGCAGATTTTTTAATATTGCATTGTCAGATGAGTTTAAAGAACAAAACCTCTTCATAAGGAGTGATGCAGATAGACTAGTTTTTGATGGAATTAAGGAAATGGTAGAAAAATCGCACGAAGCTTTATTAGCAAGTGATAATGGCTTCGTGTTAAGTGAAGGGTCAGGCTACGAGTGCTTTATGAAAAAACTCAGAGGCGCAACACCTCACGTTTATTCAAAAAACTTAATTAAACACATCATTGAAAATCAAGATACTTTGGTAAAAGATATACAGAAACCTGAGAGTTATATAGGCACTTATTGCAAAGAGAAGATAAACTGTTTTTATTTTTTCGACTTATTGACAAATTTACACGAGTTCGAACAATACCCTTCGAAAATGTATAACGCTTTTTTAAACAGAATTCATAGAGGCCATTTAGGATATTACAATTTGAACGAAATAACTTCTGATAATTTTTACGGACAAGCAATGAAGTTGGCAATAGATAGTTTTAGCAACAATTCAAAGGAAGGATTATCACTTTCTTATACAAAAGATGATCTTAAAATACTTCTAGAAAAAGATGAAGAGTTAGGGCCAATCAATAATTTAGAACATGTGTATGACCATTATAAAAGACAGTATGATAATTTAAAACAGCGATATTTTAAAAATGTATAGTTTTTTTATGTTTGGAACTTCAAACTTCCAGGATATGTTGCCTGTTTTATTTGAACATTTAAGTCAGGATGATGACTGCTGGGTAAGCTTTTTTGATTGTTTCAGTAAGAAACGTCAGTTACACGGTTATGACATTAATGAAATACAAAAATTTTTTAGTGAAAAGTGTCAACAATACAATTTTAAAAAACCTATAATTACATTTTATCGACACGATGATCGCGATCAGTATTTGAAAGATTACAAAGAATACAGACCGACTGTTGTGTATGTACAGGAGATTAATCCAAAATATCCAGTTTGGTATCCTAAGATTTTAAATGATGCTAAAATAATACATTTTGCCTGGTGGGATGAAGTAAAGCATTTAAAAGATCCCCAAGTAAAACCAAGGGTGTCAATATTAAAACAAAAAGACGATGTAAAATACGGTTATGATAAGTATCCACACACGTATTTGGGCAATTTAAGAATGGATCATTTAAAGTACGCAGTTCGAAAAAAGGATAATGTCAAAAGATGTTTTATACCGGAAACTTACTTGCGAATGGGTCAAAAAGATAAAAATGACTCTCTTAAAATTGCTAAATTTTGTGATAATCTAATAGAATTTTTACACAAAAATAGTTTTGAAATCATATGGAAGAAACGAGAAAAAGGCTACCCGAGAGAAAAATGGTGTAGTCCACTTGACTTAATGAAACACAAACCAGACGTTATTATCGATAGAGACTTAAGATTCCCGTCAAGCCTATGTGAACATGCTTACATTTCAGACTGTTGTATTGTAATAAATGATAGTTTTGCTTTTTTTGATATTATGCATATGAATACAAACTGTATTATTTTAACAACGGAAGGTGGAAGAAAACACAAAATAGACGATTTTTTTAGAGAAGACTTCTCAGAAAACATTATTGACATGAAAAACGAAGATGGTTGGGAAAAACTCCAAATCGAAATTGAAAAACAAAATAAATTTGAGTATAATTCTAAACAACAAGATAATGTTTCTAATAAAATAATTGAGTATGTTAAATCGTTATGAAAAAAGTTATTATAATCCCAATTAAAACCAATAATCAAAGATTACCCGGCAAGAATACTATGCTGCTAGCTGGTAAGCCTTTATATCAATATCTTTTCGACACAGTCAAAAATATCGGTATTGACGTTGTTATAGACTGTTCCGATGATAAAATCATTCAAATTGCTAAAGACTTTAATTTTAGTACAATTAAACGTGATCCTTCATTAAACTCACCAGAAACTTCTGGTAATGATTTAATATTGAATCAGATTAAAAGTTTAAACTTAAGTGAAGATTGTTTGTTAGGTCAGTTTTTCGTAACAACTCCTTTTTTAGAAGCCAATACAATTAAAAAATCTTTTAGTTTGCTTGAATCACATAATAAGACAAGCTGTTTTGGTCTATATAAGGTTTATGATAGGTTCTGGCACCAAAGACAACCAGTAAATCACAATCCTAAAACGCTTGTTGGTACACAGTATATGGAACCACTTTTCCGCGAAGCCGGTTTTTATACATTTAAAGTTGGTGCTTTTTTAAAAGAAAAATCAAGAATTACAGATAGTTTTGTAAATTTTGATGTAGACGAAACAGAATGCATTGATATTGATACGTATGTTGATTTTATGTTTGCAGAGTCATATGCAAAATCGAGGCAATCGTGATTATAAAAAAATATAGATTAGAATATAGTCAGGAAGATATTGAATTTGTAAAGAATGAAATTGAAAAATCACTTAAAGTTGGGTATTTGACTGATGGTGGTCCTAATATTGATCTTTTTGAAAAACTTTGGTGTGATTTTAATAAATCAAAATATTCAATTGCAGTAAGTAATTGTACTACTGGTTTGGAGTGTATACTTCGTGCACTCGATATCAAAGGACATAGTGTTGTAGTACCCGCTTACACGTTTATAGCTTCTGTCATGTCAATCTATAATTGTATGGGAATACCAATATATGCTGATATATCACGTGATACTTTATCGCTGTCACTCAAAAGTATTAAAAAGTCTGTAAGGGAAGACACTAAAGCTGTTATGATAGTGCATGTAGGTGGAGTCATAACAAATGAAATTTCTGAAATTAGAAAATATTGTGATGAGAACAATCTTTTTTTAATAGAAGACGCAGCTTGCGCACACGGCGCTGAGTTTAATGGTGTAAAATCTGGAAACTTTGGTCATGCTGCGTGTTTTTCTTTTCATCATTCTAAAGTTCTCACGTCAGGTGAAGGTGGTATTATAACAACAGACTCTCTTGAGTTGAACACCAGGATTAAAAGAATAAGGGCAATAGGTTTAGATAGAAGCATTAACAACTATGAATCTTTTGAGATTGGAAGTAACTCTAAGATGTCAGAAATAACTGCTACGCTTGCCATATTGCACACTAAAAAAGCTGATAGAATTATAGATGAGAGAAGAAATATTGCTAAAAGGTACGATACAGAAATAAGATATAATAAAAAATTAGATAGATTTAAAATACCAGATAAAACAAAGTCAGGTTATTACAAGTATTTTGTAGTAGCTAGTGACAATAAAGTTAAAAGTAAGTTTTACAAATTCATGAAGTCTAAAGATATTGATTTGCCTCCTGCTGCTTACGAATACACGTGTGACAAGCAAGACATAAGCAAAAAAATGAACTGTGTAAAAGGCGACAATCTTTCAAACTCTTATTTCATGAAAGATCATAATGTTTGTCTACCCATGTATAATGGATTGACGCAAGAAGAAATATCCTATATAATTGAAAAAACTAATGAATTTATTGAGAGTTTAAGCAATGTTAATAACATCAAGAATTAAAGATTATAGTGTATATTTTACAAGCGATATAAATTTCCAAGAAGACTACTTTTTGATAGATAGAAAAGTATATCATTTGTATCCAATATTATTTCAAAATATTGATAGTCAAAAAATAGTATTTATTGACGCTATTGAAAGCAATAAAACATATGCATCTTGTGAAAAATATATTACTAAATTAATTAGTCTTGGATTAAAGCGAGGAAATGTAATTGGCGCAGTAGGTGGTGGAATAGTACAAGACATTGCTGGGTTTGTTTCGAGTATTATTTACAGAGGTATTCACTGGAACTTTTATCCTACAACTTTACTCGCACAATGTGATAGTTGTATTGGAGGAAAGACATCAATTAATTTAGGCGATTACAAAAATTTAGTTGGGAACTTCAACCCTCCAGGCAGAATTATAATTGACAAAAACTTCCTAAACACTCTTGAGTACCAAGATATAAACTCCGGGTTAGGTGAAATTATAAAAATTAGTGTGGTAGACAGTAAAAATAGGATTAAACCTAAAAAGATAATCAATTGTCTAAACAAAACTAGCGTTGATGATGAAACAATACTTCACGCACTCCAAATTAAAAAAGAAGTGATAGAAATAGATGAGTTTGACACTGGACATCGAAACATCATGAATTTTGGTCACACGTTTGGTCACGCAATTGAGTCAATGACTAATTTTAAAATTCCACACGGCGTCGCAGTGGGTTTAGGTATTGATATAGCAAATAAAGTTGCATTAGCTTCTAAGTACACAAATAAAGACTTAGACGAAGATAGTGTCATTTCAATTTTTAAAAATAAAAATTTAAATCATTATGTGACGTTTAGAGATAATTTTGATGTTGAGATATATATCAAAGCTTTAAAAAGTGATAAAAAGAACAAAAACAAAGATGAAATAAGGTGTATACTAGCAAAAGAAAAAGGAGACTTAAATATGGTTTCTTTTGACGAACACAGTATAAGAAAGATTTTTAAAAAGATAAATATTGACACGTTATGAATAATTTGATTAGACCATTTAAGCAAATAAGGATTGAGATAAATTCAGACTGCAATCGTCGCTGTGTGTTCTGTCCAAGATCAAAAGATGAAACGAGATGGAAGATTAACGTCGCTGGCAAGAAAAAAATGATTGATCTTAAAATGACAGATAAACTAGTTTATTCAATTCTTGAACAAAATGTAAGTCAGGGTTTTAACGCTTCTGTCGGTTTTGACTTTTATAATGAACCAACACTTGATCCCAGACTATTTAAATTTTTAGATAAAGCAGTAGAGTTAAAATGTCATACTGAAATTGTGACAAATGGTGATACACTTAAATCTGATCGCCAGTATGCAAAAGAGTTCTTTTCTAGAGTTTCCTATACAAACATTTCGCTGTATGATTATAAAGATATGGAAGGTAGAAGAAAATTGTTATCTTGGTGGGAAAATTATCTAAGCACATTATCCATACCTAAGTCAAGGTATAATTTAGTTGGTGAATACTTTAACTTTGGCAACCGGGCAGGAACTGTTGATAGAAGAAATAAGTTTATGGGCGGTGCACATTTAGACAGTAAAGTACCATTAAAGTCTAATTGTAAAAAAATACACTCAAAAATGAATATTAGATATGATGGTGAAGTTCCAATATGTTGTGAGGATTCCTTAGTCCAGTACACACTAGGTAATGTAAATGATAACACATTGGAAGAGATTTGGTACGGAAAAAAGATGCAAGAAGCAACGATTCTTCTTGCAAAAGGAAATAGAGATAAAATAAACCCGTGTAACAAATGTGTTAAGGGAATATCAGCAGTAATATTATAATTGGAGAAATAAAATGGTAACTGATTTTGAAAGTATTGAAAGTAAATTTAAAACAACAGTTGAAAGTAAAAACTATAACGACTTAGTGCAAAAAATCACAAAAGCGAAAAGAATATATATCATTGGTAACGGCGGGCTTCATTTTGTCTCGAGTCATATGGCCACAGACATGTCTCGGCTTATAAAGGGTAAAGCATTTTATTCGTTTGATAGCGTAGGGTATATCACTTCTAATTCTAATGATCACGGTTTTGCAAAAGTATTTATTAGATGGTTAGATACCATTGCAATGGTTGACGAAAAAGAGGAAAGCTTAATTTTAGGCTTGTCGTGTTCTGGTAATTCATCAAACATCATCGGATCTTTGCATTGGGCAGATGAGCAAGGTTTTATGACCCATATGGTTTCTGGCCAAAAGTCAACGATATTAAAAGACGACATTGATGAAGTAATTCTTAATTGTGAATATTTCCATACAGTTGAAGTTCTTTGTCTTATGCTGCTTTATGATCTAATACATAAGGCAGGAAGTCACTGTCCGTCGATATCAAAGGAAAAAGAAAGAATGGGTGACTCGTATTTGAGAAGTTTACCCGGAGAGGAGTAAATAAAAATGAAAATAGGAATTATAGGGAATGGGTTTGTAGGTTCTGCAATTATGCATGGATTCATACTTCATGTAGATGATATTATGATTTACGATAAAGATCCAAAAAGGTCGACACACTCAATGAAAGATTTAGCGAACAATTCAGATGTATTATTTGTTTGTGTTCCAACACCGATGTTTGAGTCAGGAGAATGTGATCTGTCAATTGTTAATTCAGTTGTAGAAGAATTAGCCCAGTATGAATGTATGAAACAGAAAGTAATTGTTATTAAATCAACTGTAGTGCCTGGAACTACTGAAAATTTAGCAGCCAACTTTCCAGAACTAAATTTTGTGTTTAATCCTGAATTTTTGACAGAAAGAAAAGCAAGGTTAGACTTTATAAATACTTCTAGAATTGTATTGGGAAGCGACAACCTGTTGGCAAACAATATTGTTGAAAAACTATATAAACTAAGATTTCCATACACAAAAGTAATTAAGACTGATTTTGGTACTGCACAATTAATCAAGTATATGGCAAACTGTTTCTTTGCAACCAAAGTATCATTTATGAATGAAATGTATCAAGTTTGTGAAGCAATTAATGGTGACTGGGAATCAGCACTAGAGGGGTTTATAACAGATGGAAGGATTGGGAATTCTCATATTGACGTTCCTGGGCATGATGGTGATTTTGGTTTTGGAGGCAAATGTTTCCCCAAAGATTTAAATGCAATGATAAAGCGTGCTGAAGAACTTGGCGTTTCACCTGATGTAATGAAAGGTGCTTGGGAGAAAAACAAACAAGTAAGAAAAGATCTAGACTGGTATGATATACCAGGCGCAGTGAGTACAAGTAAAAAATGAAGATAAGTTTAGTGACAGGTGGGTGTGGCTTCATCGGAAGTCACATTGTTGACAAGCTCGTATTATTAGGTCATGAAGTTCGTGTCATTGACGACTTGTCAGCAAACGAAAACGCGAGGTTTTATTACAATGATCAGGCAGTTTATTATGAAAAAGACATATCGAAAGATAATTGTAGCAGCATTTTTAGTGACGTTGATTATGTCTTTCACCTTGCTGCACGCAGTCGCATTCAACCTACCATTGGTTCTCCTAATAAATGCTTTGAAGTTAATGTTGTAGGTACACAGAGGGTTCTAGAATGGTCTAGATTGAACTCTGTTAAAAGAGTAATATATTCAGGTACATCTTCCTTGTATGGTAAACAGAATTCAATACCGTTTGCACCAAATATGCCTGCTGACTGTCTCAATCCATATTCAATGTCGAAGTGGATGGGAGAACAGGTTTGTAAACTTTATAATCAATTGTATTGCGTTCCTAGTATTGTTTTGCGTTATTTCAATGTTTATGGTCCAAGAGAACCTATTAAAGGTGAATATGCTCCCGTGATCGGTCTATTTAAAAAACAGTATAGTTCGGGAGAAAGTATGACAATTGTAGGTGATGGAAGTCAGCGAAGGGATTTTACTTATATTGATGACGTTGTTTCTGCAAATATTTGTGCTATGAATTCTTCAACACAAGAAGTACCTCACAAAGTATACAACGTAGGTACCGGTAAAAATTATTCAATTTGGGAAGTTGCTGATATGATAGGAAATAAAACAAACTTTATACCTGAAAGAGTAGCTGAGGTTAAGGAGACGTTAGCTGACATCGAAGACACAATTAATGATTTAGGGTGGATCCCAAGGTATGATTTGAGAGATAAAATTAATGAGTACTGATAAAAGTCCGGGTGTAAAAATAGGAATAGTTGCAGGTAATTTTGATGTAATCCACCCGGGTTATGTCAAGCTTTTTGAAGATGCGAAAGCTAATGCCTGTAATGTCTTGATAGTGGCACTGCAAGGTGATCCAACAATTGAAAGACCATACAAGTGCAAACCCGTACAGACTATTAAAGAAAGAGAATATATTCTAAAATCTTTAAAGTACGTTGACGATGTAGTTCATTACAATACTGAGGAAGAGCTTTTAGATTTACTTAAAAGAATAGACTGGGACGTCAGAATAATAGGTACAGACTACAGAAATATTAGTTATACAGGAAAATATTTGGAAACAAAACTTAATAAGAGTGTTTATTACCATAAAAGGGATCATGAATATTCTTTGACAGACTTAAAAAAGAAAATAATGGAGCAGATGTTAGCTCAAAACAAGGATTGATTAAAATGATAAAAACGATATTAAATTTAATTTTTGGGGATGAGAAAACAAAAATTAAAAAGCAGATTGATAAAAAATACAAAGAGGCCATTAACTTTCAAAGAAACGGAAACATAAGACAATATTCTATTTTAATGAATGAAATATCGAATCTAGAGGATGAATATGAAAGATTGCAAAATAGCTGACATAAGTTTAGCAGAATGGGGGGAGAAAGAAGTAGCACTAGCTGAAGCTGAAATGCCAGGATTAATGGAGTTGAGAAAGAAGTACAGCAAGGATAAGATTAAGCCTCTTACAGGCGCTAAGATCGCCGGCTGCTTACACATGACGATTCAAACTGCAGTCTTGATAGACACACTAGTAGAACTAGGTGCAGAAGTGCGATGGATGACTTGCAACATTTACTCTACTCAAGATCACGCTGCAGCATATGTTGCTAGCAAGGGAATACCTGTGTTTGCTTGGAAAGGAATGACCGAAGAAGATTACGAATGGTGTCTAGATGAAGTTATTAAATTTAAAAATCACGAAGGAAACCGGTCTAACCCTAACATGATTCTAGATGATGGCGGAGACTTAACTAAACATCTTATCGAAAAATATCCAGAAGTTTGTCCCGACATTATAGGTGTGACAGAAGAAACAACAACTGGTGTGTTAAGATTAAAAGACTTTGAAAGAGACATGGTTGAACTTCCATTCCCGGCAATCAACGTAAATGACGCAGTCACAAAATCTAAGTTTGACAACAAGTACGGATGCAAAGAATCTTGTGTCGATGCGATCCGCAGAGCAACTGACATAATGATGGCTGGAAAAGTGGCAGTTGTTGCGGGATATGGGGATGTTGGTAAAGGTTCAGCTGCATCTCTTGCGGCAGCAGGTTGCCGAGTAATCGTAACTGAAATCGATCCGATATGTGCACTCCAAGCTGCCATGGATGGTTTCCAAGTTATGCCGATTGATGATGCTGTACTTGTAGGTGATATTATCGTGACAGCAACAGGAAACTGCGATGTTGTAGTAGGGAAGCACTTTGGGTGGATGAAAGATAACGCAATTATCTGCAATATTGGTCATTTTGACAATGAAATTGATGTTGCTTGGTTGCACAAAAATGCAAAAAGTCATGAGAACATCAAATACCTAGTTGATTCATATACAGTCGAAGATAGACGGGGTTTTGGAAATAGAGAAAAGAAAGTAATTCTTTTGGCACAAGGAAGATTAGTAAATCTTGGATGCGCCACAGGCCACCCAAGTTTTGTTATGTCTTGTTCGTTTACTAATCAAGTCTTAGCACAGATTGAGCTTTTTCAATATTCAGAAAAATATGAAAATAAGTTATACGTCCTTCCTAAAAAGCTAGACGAAGAAGTAGCAAGGTTACATCTGTGGTATTTAGATGCAAGATTGACTGACCTTACTGATAAACAAGCAGACTACATAGGCGTAGCCAAAGATGGCCCTTACAAGACAGATGATTATCGTTACTAATGTGTAAAAACGCTATATTTTGTGTAATATTGTTATAACTCTAATAAAATGGTGTAAAAATGAGTAATGATTTATTTCCGACAGGAAAACCTCACATATCTTTTTCTGAAATTAAACAGTGGAAAGAATGTCCGTATAGACACAAATTAGTATACATTGATAAAATTGATACTTTCGAACCGTCTCCATATCTTCATTTCGGAACAGCTGTTCACGAAGGCTGTGAAACACTTTTAGAGACACGAAGTGTTGACCGTGATAAAATATTAGGGGTAATGAAGCAACAGTGGCAGGAAGCTGGATATGAGAATCCAGAGTGGTACACTAAGCAACCTGGCTGGTACAAGCACGAACCTGTAAGTACATGGGAAACTTGGGCTAACAATATGTGGGATGAAGTACTTGGCTTTTTAGATAAAGAGCTTCCTGGTTGGGAGTGTTTTGAGGCTGAGGAACAACTTTACGAAGTAATTGATGATATAAAAGTACCCTTAAGTTTTAAGGGATTTATTGATGGTGTGCTTAAAGTACCTAAGACGCGAGGAAAAGGACATGTATACTGGATTATTGACTGGAAAACAGCAGGAGCTTGGGGTTGGCGAAGAGATAAAAAACAAGACTTAGGAATGACAGCACAATTAATTCTATACAAACACTTTTGGGCAAAAAAGCACAATATTGATCTAAAAGATGTTCGTTGTGGGTTTGTCTTACTAAAACGAGGCGGAAAACCAGGTAGGGTGTGCGAGTTGGTGACTGTTTCTGTAGGGCCGAAAACTTATACAAAGGGTGTAAAACTTATGAGAAATATGATTAGTTCTGTGACCAAAGGAATGTCTTTAAAAAATAGAAATAGTTGTAAGTTTTGCCAATTCCACCAGACCAAGCACTGTACATAATTTTGTTTACATTGAATCTTTAATGTATAAAATTAGAAACAAGATTAAGGCATAATGTCTATAATATTGTACATTAAAAGGTGAGTGAATGGCAGAAAATGGTAAATTAAAAGTGTTGGTTCTATCAGATCATGCTTTGTCAACAAGTGGCGTAGGAACTCAAACAAGACACTTGATTGAGGGATTGTTAAAGAAAAATTGTTGGTCGTTTAGGCAATTTGGAGCAGCGTTAAAACATAGCGATTACAGAACTATTGTTGTTAATGATGATTTTATTATAAAGCCTATTGATGGTTTTGGAAGTCCTGATTTAATACGTGTGACATTAGCTACTGAGAAACCTGACTTGTTGTTTATATTTACAGATCCAAGGTTTTTTACTTGGTTGTTCGACATGGAGGATGAGGTGCATCAAGTTTGTCCTATCGTTTGGTGGCATGTTTGGGACAATTATCCGTATCCCGTCTTTAACAACGCATACTATGAAGCTACTGATATGATAAACTGCCATAGTCATATGACATATACAATGTTGAAAGAAACATTCCCAAACAAAACAAACTTTATTCCACACGCACTACCTGACAATCTTTTCTATCAGTTACCAAGTGACGAAATTAAATTACATAAGAAAAATTTACTTGGAAAAGATCGTGAAGATCATTTTGTTGGTATCTGGGTAAATCGTAATGCAAAGAGAAAAAGACCTTCTGACTTACTAGAAGCTTGGTCGATATTCTTAAATAATCTCGAGAAAAATCACGGACACAAGAAAGCAACACTGATTATGCACACTGAACCAACAGACAAAGAAGGCCCTAATCTATTTAAGGTAACAGAACTGTTAGATATTAAAGAAAACGTATTTTTCTCTAGAGAACGAATTGAATTTGAAAAAATGAATGTATTGTATAATATATGTGATTTTTGTATTAATACGTCATACGCAGAAGGTTTCGGTCTATCAACCTTAGAATCGATGTTGACAGGTACACCAATAATTGCACCTAAAACAGGAGGACTTACTAGACAAGTCGTTAACTGTAATGATGGCACACATAACGGAGTGGCATTAGATATTGATTTTAAGACGCTTGTTGGAAGTCAGGCAGTCCCATATATTTACGAAGACTATGTGCAGAATGAAAAGTTTGCAAGTGGGATAATGCATCTATTTGAGTTAGATGACAAAGAAAGAAAAACGCTGTCAAGGAAAGTAAAGAAATATGCAAACACAGAATTTAGTTATCAAAAAACCATAGATCTGTGGCACAAGACTATGATTGAAACAATTGAAAATTTTAAATCAAGAAAAAATTGGCAAATTGAGGAAATATAAAATGAAAAAAGTATTATTAAGAGCACCCTTGTTAACAAACAGTGGTTATGGTGTTCATTCCAGACAAATATTTAATTGGTTAAGCAAGCGCGAAGATGTAGATTTGCATGTTGAATGTCTACAGTGGGGAAGAACTTCTTGGCTTCTCAACAATAATTATGAAGACGGTTTGATTGGCCAAATAATGAATTGTTCAAAGCCTTACGATAAAGACCAAATAGACATTTCAATACAGGTTCAATTACCTGATGAGTGGGATGAATCAATAGGTAACACAGCTATTGGAGTAACTGCATTAGTTGAAACTGACAGATGTTCTAAAAGCTGGGTTGAAAAATGTAATAAAATGTCACATATCGTTGTCCCATCCACGTTTACAAAAAATGTTCTTAAGCGTTCTGGGATTCTCACAACACCTGTTTCTGTGATCCCAGAATGGTATAACTCAAACGTTACTAATAAAAGTCAAGTTTCTAAAACTTTAAATGATGAAAGATACGATGTAATATCTGAAAATTTTTGTATACTAATGATTGGCACTCTTACCAGTCAAAACCCACAAGACGATCGAAAAAACCTAGTAAACACTATACAGTGGGTTTCTGAAGAATTTAAAGGGCAAGATGATGTAGCAATAATTTTAAAAACAAACTTCGGTAAAGGTACAACGTCTGATCGAAGCTTATGCAAAGAATACCTTAACAATTTTAAACAACAGTTAGGTCCAAACAAACACCCTAAAATAAAATTACTTCACGGAAATATGACCTCAAAAGAAGTTGCAGCCTTATACAGTCATCACAAAATTAAACTCTATGTCTCGGCTACACGAGGTGAAGGGTACGGTTTGCCACTTATAGAAGCTGCTGCCGCAGGCCTTCCAATTGTAGCAACAAACTGGTCCGGACATTTAGAGTTTTTAGATAGAAAATATTTTGGGGCTGTTGACTACAATTTAGTTGAGTTGTCGCCTAACAGGGTTGATGACAGGATATTTGAAAAAGGTTTTAAGTGGGCGGATCCTCTAGAAAATAGTTTTAAAAGAGAGATTAGAAAAGCTTACGAAAATTATGACGAGGCAAAATCAAAAGCAAGAAAAATGGCAAAAGATATAAGAGTTAATTTTAGCAGTGCAAGTGTTAAAAGAAAATATGACCAATTATTTGAAAGGTATTCAGAAAAATGATCTTTGAAATAATACTTATTGGATTGTGTTGTCTGTTACTTACTCTGTCAATTTGGCTTGCTTGGAAGCTTTATCAATTTTCGATTGTTTTGATAGATGTCGAGGATGCTATAGAAGAATCTCTCGACATATTAAACGAGAGATACGGTAAAATGAATGAAGTGCTGGAAAAACCGGTGTTTTTTGATTCTGTCGAAATCCGTCAAGTTATTGCTGATATTAGAGAGTGTCATAGAGCAATACTCATAGTAGCTAATAAGCTCACAAGAAACACAGGGATTGAAAGTGGCAAGACTGAAGAAAAAAACAGTTAAAAGAGGTTCAAAGACAACTAAGAAAAAATTATATTTTGGAAAGGAAGCACATGACGCGATAATTGAATATCAGTCTACACAGTGCAGAAATGAAAGACATGTAATATATGAAAAGAAAATAAGACATTCTTTTCAAAAATTAGTTGAAAATTTAATTTTTATTCACGGTTTTGCAAGAGACCCAGTGACTTTTCAGACTTTAAAGCTTGATTGTGTGACATTTTTATACGAAACACTAGAAAAGTTTGATCCTGAAAGAGGCTCAAAAGCATTTTCATATTTTAATGTGTGTGCAAAAAACTTTTTAATAATACAGACTAACAAACGAAACAAAAATAATAGAAGAAGTGTAAGCTTTGATGATTATGCTAGTCTAAGTGTAAGAGATAAAAGAAGTATTGAGGTTTATAGTATTGTACCTTCTCCTGAATCCATAATGATCCAGAAAGAAGATAGAGACCGAATGTTCCAAGTGCTTGGAATAATTGAAGGTCGGATAAAAAATGAAAATGAAAAAGTATGTGTTAAAGCTGTAACTAAACTTTTTAAAAATATTGACGACTTAGAATTACTTAATAAAAGAGCTATATTTGTTTATTTAAGAGAAATATCAGGTCTAAATCCCAAACAATTGTCTGTTGCAATGTCCAGTGTGAGAAAACATTTTAGAGAAATAGTTAAAAGTAACGACGAATACAAGTCAATGTTTAGAATGGGGATATAATGGGAAAAAACAAAGAAGACAAAATTAAAGAGTTTTCTGATTTACTAGAAAGCCTAGAAAATACTGAAGATAAAAAAAAGTTATTGTGGAGGGAGTCATATCAAAATGCAATAGAAGATAGAGAAAGTGCATCAATTCTATTGGATGATTTACTAGTAACCATCCCAGGAAACCCTACATCACACTCGACTCACGGCACATTAGCAACAAAGTATTTAGAAAGAATGTCTAAATGCAATGATCAAATAATAAAGCTAGCTGAATTAATTGCAAAAGAACAGGAAAGAGAAAATACAGTTTCGCCAGACGACATATTTAAGTCTATAGGGGACTAATAATGTTAGACCATCGTTTTGGAAAAAGTAGTACTGGAGAGCGCGCTGGCAGCTCGATTGAAAAAGAAGATTTTCAATACGAAAAATTACCTAGATACAATTACATGACAGGAATTGTTTCTGATGTTATATCAAATCCGTACGAGTATCTTAATAGAAACTACAAAGATACAGACTTTCTTTTAAAAGATGTTTTATCTGGGAGAATTAGAAGTCAAGATTTGCCAGATAAAAAAGACAACCCGTCAACTACATTTCGTCTCGGACACAAAGACTTAATAGACACGATGCCGATAAATTCAATATTTGCGTACATTGTGGACGGATACGAAATAAAAGACAATCCAAAGATTTCAATTTGTTATCCATTTTTTCCTGGTCATATGTCGCTTCCGCTTAAAGCTGGTGAGTATGTTTGGTTGCTTGAAGAAAAAATTGGCAACGTTTCATATTATTATTGGGTTTGCAGAAAAGTAGGTCATATACAACTCGATGACTTAAATTTTACAAATATGGAAAGAACGACAGCCATTACTAACCTAATTACAAACGCCAATAATTTAAAAGGCAATAATAATGTCGACCCAATTGAAGCCTTTTCAAATGAAGGTAATATAAGTGTTAATAGTACAGCAATTGGGCAACGAAGCAATCTTCCTTTAAATATGACACAACTTCTTGCGAGATCATATTCAAATGATGTAGAGTTTACGGGCGAACCGGTGCCTAGATTGTCAAAAAAATGCGGGGATGTTTTAATACAGGGTTCAAACAACGCGGGAATACATATTACAACTGAAAAGTTTACTGATGTATCGAGCAAAAAGGACGTGTTTTATGCTGGTATTGGAGATCCAGTGCCGCCTAACAGGACACCAAACTCATCTGCAATTGATTTGTTTGTAACCAGAAAAAAATCATCTGTGGACGCATTAGCAGCGTTGTCAAGTGGTCTAACAGGCCTGTCTTTTAACGACGAAAGCATGTCACTTAAAGCGCACCCAAACAACACAGAGGGAAAGTATCACGATTACGTTGAAAACAATAAAGTCGCAGACATGATGACAAACGATGTAGAAAAGCGTAAAGACATGTATACATTTGAGTTAAATGATTTTGACTTTGATGCAACTGATGTAGGCGCCCGTCTTTACATGTCCAAGGATTGTTCAGTTGACAATATTTTTGGATCGAGTTTTGACGTTTTAACATCTTATATAGGCCCTTGTATTGTTTCATATTCACAACACAACAGAGTGATTGGTTCTTCAGACGTCAGATTGGCGTCAAGTATAGGACAATCTTTTATTGATTTGGACCCACATGGTAACATTGTTGCAAAAGCATCAAAAGGTGATGGTCAACAATTTTTGAGTCTTAGATCAACTGGGATGTCACTTTTGCATGCAAAAGGAAAAACAAGAATCCAATCACAAGATGGAATACATTTAGCTGTGCGATCAGATCCTACTGACGAAAGTTTAGCTACTGAACCTTATATTCTGCATAGTGAGCTAGCACCAATACTGAAAAAGTTAGGAGGCGATGCTGCTTTTTTAAATAAGATAATAGACATATTACTTGAAGCACTGTCAAAGGTTCCACCAGTTGCTGCAGCATTGTCCCCTTTAATGGAAAGTGTTAAGACCTTGAGAGAAGCAAGAGAATTAAATCCAGCCGGATCCGGAACCCTAACATATAAAACACCAGTATTAGATGAAGATGGTGAAGCCATTCCTGACAATTTTAATGTCAAGAATATCCCTATTTCACTAGAAATTGCAGGTAACAATGTAAACGACGAAAACTTTGCAGACTTTGTTGGTCTAATTGATACTAACATTAAATCGACCAAAATTTTTGGTGAATGATATTTATAGATAAAAGAGGTGGATATGGGTCATTCTCAGTTCAAATTTAAGAGTAGTGGTTTTAACAGAGACGATAGACGATTTGTTGCAAAAAAAACTGTATCTCGACCGATTGGTTTTAAAACACCACTCGAACAAGGTGATGACATATTTAAAATGCATGCCGACCCCGTTAAACAAATTAGTGACAACTTTAGAAATCTCATATTAACAAACCACGGTGAGAGACTAGGTATGTTTGACTTTGGAGCAAATCTAAATTCAATATTGTACGAATATAGTAATTCTCCAGATTTTGTTGATTTAGTCAGTAATTCAATAGTAGATACAACGAGCAGATTTATACCGAGTATAAACATCGAAGATATATCAGCAGTTTTTGTTGATGAAAATGAGAAAAATGACTTAAATCGCGTAGGTTTAACAAAAGTAAGGATCAGGATTAGTTATACTGTGCCAAGATTTAAATCTAGAAAGTTAGGCTTAGAAGTAGATTTAGTTGTAGGAGGATAAATTAATGGCAAGAAACATTAAAAAAGAAGTTAAAAAACAAAAAGAGGTTTCTTACACCAGCAAAGATTTCAGATCCTTAAGAAATGATTTAAGAGGCTACATGTTGACACACTTCAGTGATAACATTGTTGATTTTTCTGATGCAAGTTTAGGGGGAATGTTCTTAGATTTAGGTGCTTACGTTGGTGATGTTTTAACTTATTACATGGATCATCAATTTAATGAAAATAATATCGAAACAGCAGTTGAAAACAATAATTTAGAAAGATTAATCAGGGAAGCGGGTGTTAAAATACCTGCC